ATGACGAAACCCACGAAGCAGCAGGTTGAGGACGGCGCCCAGGCCATCATGACGCTGGCGAGCACGATCGCCATGGAGGCGTTGGAACGAGAGCCAGACGAGCGAGCGGCCTACATCGAGCAGGCCGTCGCCAAGCGTCGAAACATCTGGGTTGTCGCGTCGGACTCGAACGAGAAGTCGGCGAATTTTCTGGATGGGCTGGCTGGCCAGCTATCGAAGACGATCCACGGGCTGGTCACCCTCATGGAGCAGAGCGGCGGCCGGCCCGGACACGGGTGAGCCGTCGTCAGGACAACCAATGGTCGGCGATCTTCCGCTCGAGCGTGTTGAGATCGTCGACAGTGAAATCGCCGCTTGCCTTGAGGCGTTGCGCCAAGCGCAGATAGACCGCGATGTCTTCCTTCGTCGATGACGAAGCGATGGTGTCGTACTCCAGCCAGGACAGCAGCCGGCCGATCGCGTCCCTGAACTTCTGAGCGCCGGCATCATGCGCCGCGCGAGCTCGCGGCCCGTTACCCCGCATATTGTCGCCCGCCAATTCGTCGGCCTCTTTGAGTTCGCGCAGAATAATCGCCAATCCGCGGCGCTCGATTCGCCGAACCAACGCCTCGAAGTCGTACCGGTCGCTCATGTGCCTACCTGATCCGCTGCCGGAAGAAACGCCCCGGGTTCGTCCTGAGCTCGCCTTGGAGCAGCGAGTCGGCGATGTGGCGCGCTTCGCTGACATCATCCACGTGAGAGACCTTCTTGCACTTCGGGCAGTCGAGGTCGAAGCCGTCCATCGATGCGTTCAGTCGCCGAACCAGGTCCGTCCGGCAGTGCGTGCAAATCGGTTCGATCAAGAAAACCGTGTGGGCCTGCGTGTTCCGCAGGATCTCCCAGGAGACGTCCGGAAACTTCGGGTCTGGCCACGGGTCCGCCAGCTTGTCGGTGAACACGTACTTGCCGTGCTCGCCGGCCTTGGCCTTGATCGAGGCCATCCTGTCGTCTTTCTTCTTCTGCCGCCATGCCAGGATGCGTTCGATGATCGAGCCGACGGCCAAAGTCACAGCAAGCGAGCAGATCACCGCAGCGGCGACCTTCATTTCAGATAGATCGGTGAAGACGAGCAGCAGGAAGCCGATGCCGAATCCGATTCCGACGGCGACCTGGAGCTTGAGGCTCTTCGCGAGCTCGGAGACCTTGCCGAGGAGTTCGATCCCCCACATGGCCGTTATCCGGCCTTCCGGCGGTCGAGTGCCTGGCGCGCCTCTTTCATGAAGTCGGGATGGTGGTGCGCATAGAGCTGCGTCGTGCGTGTGTGGCTGTGACCGAGCCAGCCAGCAACCTTCCAGAGGTCGACGCCTGCCTGGGCCTGCCAGGTGCCGCAGGTGTGGCGAAGCGTGTTCGGCGTTACGGCCTTGAGGCCGGCGAATCTTGCGGCAGCGCTGAAGCTAGTCTTGATCGAACCGACCCGCTCGCCGCCGAGCGATATGACGTAGGCGCTGTCGGATGTTCGCTGCCAGCGGCGCAGATGGCCGGCGAGCTTGTCCGTCATCGGAACCACCGGGCGCTTCTTCTTCGTCTGCTTCCGGCCAGGCGGGTTGAAGTCGATCTTGTTGCCGATGAAATCGACCTGGCCCACCCACTTGAGATCAAGGAGGGCGCCCTTGCGGCCGCCGGTGTAGAGCGCCAGCAGGATGAACCTAGGCAGGTGCTTTCGGGCCTGCGGATCCTTCCGCGCCTTCCTGAGGAGCTGCGCCGCCTCCTGGCGGGTAAGCCAGCGGTCCTTGCCGGCGCCGGCCTCGGGCATCCAGACGGTCGGCGCTTTCGCCAGGCGCTTGGCGCGCTCGGCGTGGTGTAGGGCGGCCGACAGAGTTGTCAGCTCGCGCCGTATGGTGCCGTCAGAGACTTTGCGTATCTTCGGCGACTTGCCAGCGGCCTTGTCCTTCTTCGACTGCGTGACGGCATAAACGCGCGATCGCGCGTAGTCCTTGCACCACTGGTCCGTGATCTTGTCGACCGTGGCCTCGCCGACGAAGGCGATCAGCGCCTTGATGTTGTAGCCGATGGTCTTGGCACCGGCGCCGGCCGTTTCAGGGCCATGCTCGGCGGCGTACTCGGCGAGGCAGCGGCCGATGCCTACCTCAGCGGGATCACCGGTTGGGCTTGCCGGCGTCGCTTTGGCAACCTCGGTGACGATGAACTCGGCGAGGGCCTTATCAGGTCTTGGGCCGCCTTCAATGCCAGTGCCGTATTCACGGGAACGGCCGGAGCCTGGCGGGGTCCAGCGGATGTACCAGAAGACGCGGCCGCTCGCGCGCCGCTTCTTGAAGAGCTTCGGGCCTTCGGGGGCTCGGGGCATTTGCGGCCTGCTCGTGCATATGACTCGACGTCGGATCGCCGGTAGCACCAGCGGCCGAATAGCTTGGTTCCTATCAGATCGCCGCGCAAGCGGGCAGCAGCGACAGAGCGGCGCGTGATCCTCTTCAATCCCTTGGGGTCCAACAGGCGCACCACCTCAAGATCCGAGAGGGCCGGATCTTCCTCGAGGTCACCCGGGCCTATGGGGGCGGCCTCGGTCATCGGAGGTCGACGACGCCGCCGCGGCCGACGGCCCGAAGGAAGTCGGCCATCGTCATCTTGAAGTCGATCCGGGCGGTACCGGTCGAGCTGTCGAACCAGGAAAGGGTCCCGTCCGACGACCACGGATAGCAGATCGTCACCCGATCGGGCCGCTTGCTGGCCGCGGTCCAGGCGGCAGTAGCGACGGTCCACCCGTCATGCACGAAGACCAAGGTGGCAGCCATCACGCGACCTCGGTGGCGACCAGTGCGCGGACGTCTTGCAACAGCACGTATCGTCCGTTGGCGCATTGGATGATGACGCTCTCACCGAGCTTCGCGAAGCCGTTGCCGTCGTAGCGCGGTAGCTGCTCGACCTTCTCGGCGAACCCGCGAGCGGATGTTTGCTGCTCAGGGCCAGGCATCAGACCAGCTCCTTCTCGACTGCGAACGACTCCGGTAGCGTGACGGTCACCCGCTCGCCGACCTCGGCGTCGCCCTCAATCTCGATCATCGATCGCGGTAGCCACGCCTGGCGGTCGTCGACCTTGAGCAGGATGGCCTTGTCAGTGACTGCGCGGACATGTCCCTCAAGGTCGATCAGGTTGGAGCGACCGGACGTCATGCTGCGACCTTCTGCTGGAGTTGTGCCGTGACCTCGGGCGCCGGCTCGAAGAATCCGAGCGCACCTTTGCAGCGAACTGGAGTCGGCAGGGCGATGGGGTTGCGGAGCACCAGGCCGAGCGGCCCGAAAAACCATCGGCTGGAGCTTTCGGTGACAAGATCGGCGACCTCGACCGAGCCGACGATGTGGCCGCCGGCTTCCTTGAGTTTGCCGAGCGTTAAGTTGCCGTGCGGTGTCCAGTCGAATGGGCGCGGCCGTAGATCGCAGACGGTATCCCAATCGTCGCGGACGTCTTCGGCATCGAACCACGAACTGGCGTGAAGCCAACACCGGCCGCGGAAGCGTCGGGCCGGGTTGCCCGGCTTCCAATCGCGGTTCTCGATATCCTTGCCGCAATGCAGGATCGCCCACCACCAGGGCGCCCGGACGGACAGGGCGAGGCGTGGATTCTCAGTCATGGGTCGGCCGTTCCTCTGCAACGGCGCGCCGGCGCTGGTGGCGAAGGTCGCGCCAGATCCCCTCGGCCTCATCCGGCTTCGGGAGCGGCTTACCCATGCGCCGAACGGAATCCATCATTCCGCATTGGCGCCAGGTGATCTCGACGGCGCCGGCTTCGACCGCGAGCGCGCGCTTGGACAAGGCGATGTCGTAGTGGTCGCCCTGATACCAGCGGCGAGCGACGCCAATCTTGTCGGCCATCGCGTGAAGCTCGTCCTCGGTGTCCGCGATCATGTGGCACATGACCATCCGGCCGAACTTCGCTTTCATGTCGTCGACATAGACGGTCATCGGCCCTCCAACGACACCTTGTCGCGAAGGGCTTGGAGCACCTGGCGCACTCGCTCATCGCCGGCCTCAACGGCGCAGCGGATCTCGCGATCGATGGTCGCAAGGATGCGCTCGAGGACCGGCTTGGCGTCGTCACCCATTGGCGGCGATCTCCTCGTCGTCCTGGAAGATTGAGGTGGGGCACCCTTCGCCGTGCTTGCCCTTGGCGCACGCGCTCCGCGGCCAGCAACCCGTGCAGTAGTGGTGCATGGTCACGTCGCAGGCCATGAAACGACGCTTCTTGCCGAGGTCGGTGTTACAGAACGTGCATTGATCGCGCTCGGTCATCGGGGCGCCAGACGGGCGGCGCGCGCCTCCTCGACCAGAGCGTTGTTGGCCGTCAACAGCTCCTCGACGCGGTTGTTGAGCTGCTTGTTGAGGGTGTCGATATCGCTGATGCACTCGATCAGCGCGTCGAAGACCGTGTGATGCTTCGGGAAGTCGCCCTTCTTCTCGCGGTAGTAGACCGCCATCAACTCGGAGCAGGCGACCGCCTCGGCGACCTTGGCCGGATCTTCGCCCTCCATTCGGCGAAGAAAGGCCCAAAAACTGACCAACATCGGCGCGTGGCGATCACGGCCGAGCAAGATGAACATCGGTTCGTCCGGCTCCGCGTTCGCATAGCAGTCGTATGCACCCGGATTATTCTTTGTTCCCACGATCTGCCTCCCATCGCTTGCACGCGGAATCGCCCGCGCGAATGTCCGTCTTCGCCGAATGCGTCCACTTGGCCTTGGCGAGTCCGCACTTGCGGAAGACCTTCCCGTGGTAGTGGACGCGGGTGTAGTGCGTGCAGCTTCGGCACGTCTCTCCGGCCGGCCCGGTTCCGGGCTTCCATGCGTGACCGCTGGGCGTCGGATCGCGCCGCTTTTGAGGCGGCGCCGCCGGCGGGACCTCGCCCAAGAGATCGAACTCAGCCATAGCGAGCCCGCCCCAACATGCTGAGCGGTTGGTGGCGCTCGCGCCGGGTTGCCAATTCGGCCTCGTAGGCGACCAAGGCCTGTTCGCCGGCCTCGGTGATCGTGTAAGGCTCCGCGGTGCAGAGACCTTCGGCCGCCATGGCGACGAACATCTTGCGGGCGACGTTCCGGCGGGTGCCGTCGCACCAGGCGCCAGGGCCGCGGTCGCGGATGCGCCGGAGCCCGTGCGCGCGTTCCTCGGTGAGCGTGCCGATCTTGACGCTGCTCATGCCGCGAGCCTCCGCCGTTCCTCGGCGGGCACGACCAGGTTGGCCGTGTACAAAGCCTCCGCCACGTCGGGACAGACGGAATTCCCGACCATCCGGATTGACGCCGTGTTGGTGAGCGGGCGCCACTCCTGCGCGCCGGTCTTCTGGTTGATGAAGAGGCCGCGATCGATGATGTAGTCGCGGCGGAAGCCTTGGGCGTTGAACAGCTCGCGCCGCTTGAGCATGCGCAGGCCGATATCGACGATCGCCCACTCGCCGACCGTGAGCATGGCCGGCCGCGGCGCCGGAATGTTCGGGTAGGGGCTCGTCGGCTTCTCGGGTGCGTAGTCTTCAATGAAGCGCGCGACCCACCAGGCGGAGTACCGCTGCTCCTCGGTCAGGCCGGGCGCCTCGTCGAGCTCGCATTTGGCGGCGGCGAAGCGCGGCTTGGTGGTCGCGGCGTGCAGCGGCTCGTCGGCGATCTGGCCGGTGGCCGTGTCGTAATACTTGACGAGGAAGGCGGCGTTTACCGCCGTGTGCGTCCCCTGCGCGCTGAATGTCGGCGCCGGGGCGTCGGCGACCTGGCCGTCTTGGCTTGTGCCACGGAGCTTGGTGAGCGAGGCGGCGACGACGCCTTGATGCGGACCCTTGCCGGTGAGCGTCGACACCCGTTCCTCCGGGTGGTGACCGACTACGTCCGTATTGTGTTGCGCCAGGAAGGTAGCGACGACGCCGATGGGCTGCGCGCCGCCGGGCCGCTTGATGAAGCTATTGGCGGTCGCGGTCGGCATGCGGCCATCGGCTGGCACGCCAGTATTGTCGCCGCGGAACTTGATGAGGTGCGCGGCCGCCAGGCTCCCGCCGTTCGCGGTCGGGACATTGGTAGGCCCAGGCACGTCCACCGGCCTCGTGCGCGGCTCCTGGCCGGACCGCTCGCCGTATCGCGGGACGAGACAGGGCGCGATGACCGCTTGCTCGCCGCGCTGCGCCGCCGTCAGCGTCCGGAAGCGCTCTTCCGGCCCGTAGGTCCGGTCGTCGCCATGGTGCGTAATCGGCGCCATGAACGGCGTGACCACCGCTTTGTCGTTGCTGCTGGACGTCGTCCGCAGCGGTTCGTCCGGATTCCAGGCGTAGTGACCTCGGCCGGTCGTCTTCGAGTGAGCCACCGAGACGATGAAAGGCTTCGGGTGGTTCAGGACATAGCGTCGGACGCCCTTGGCCGTGCGCCGGAGTGTCGCCGACACCAGGGGCCGGTTGGCCTTCACCTTCCGGCCTTCCTCCTTCGTCAGGAAGATCGAAGGGCAGGGGATCGACCAGTCGATGCACTCGGCAGCCGTGCGCCAAGGCAGCATGCCCGCCTCGAGCTTCGCCGGATCGCCATGCGTCGCCGCGGGCCATACGATCGGCTCGCCGTCGCACCGGGCGATGACATAGAGGCGCTTGCGGCTGGTGGGCGCGCCGTAGTCCGAGGCAACGAGCTCGCGCCACTCGACGCGATAGCCGAGCCGGCGGAGCGCGCCCACCCACTTCATGAACGTCTCGCCCTTCCGGTTCGGGCAGGGCTTGAGCAGCGGCGAGCCGTGAACGTCAAGGATCGGCTTTCCGTCCTCGCCGATCACCTCGACGAGGGGCGCCCAATAGGCGAACTCCTCGACGTTCTCCAACATGATGACGCGCGGGCGCTGGTGCCGCGGAAGATCCTTGGCATAGGCGACGACCACCCACGCCAGGTCGCGGATGTTCTTCTCGACCGGCTTGCCGCCCTTCGCCTTCGAGAAATGCTTGCAGTCCGGCGAGAACCACGCGAAGCCGATCGGGCGGCCGCGGGCAACGTCCCTTGGCAGCGCCGTCCAAATATTCTGGCAATGAAACTCGGTCTGCGGGTGGTTCGCCCGGTTCATCGCCACGGCTTCGGGATCGTGGTTGATCGCCACATCAACAAAGCGGCGGGTGGTCTCCGGGTGCCGCGCGAGCACTTTGCGGAAAGACTCGTCGAGCCCTTCGTCTGAGCCGCCGCCACCAGCAAACCCGACAATGACCAGTTCCTCCGGATGCAGGCCGGTCGGATGGTCGGACGGCAGCCGGCGATATTCCGGCCCCATGTCGAGGGATGTCGGGCGGAGCTTCATCGGCCGTTCTCGAACAGGCGGTCGGAGGCCTTGGCGGCGCCCGGCTCGGTAATGACGAGCTCGCGAGCACCGAGCCGCTGGAGGTAGGCATCCCGGCTCGATTTCTTGTAGCCGGTCGCGGCGTCGATATCGGGCCGCGAGACCGAGCGCGGGTGATGCTGGATCAGCACCGACAGGATGCGCTTCTCGCCCTCGGGCAAGCGGTCGAGCCAGTAGTCGCGGAGCGCCTGGCCGGTCGGCAGGGGCTCGTAGTCGGGCCCGAGCGTGGCGACGCCGTGATCGGTCGCGGTAATCCGCTCTCCGACCTCGATGCACCCGCGCTCGCGAAGGCGCTGGATATAGGCGTCGCGGCTGGACTTCTTGTAGCCCGTGAGGACGGTCATCTGCTCGCGGGTCACGCCGTCGGCGTGCTGCGCGATCGAGATGAGGCAGATCCGCTCGCCCTTCGGCAGGGCCTCGCCGCTGCCTTTCGCCGGTGGCCTCTCCATGGTGAAGAGTTTCGGCTCTTTGAAATAGCCGATCTCGGAATGAGTCGTTGACTTCGATGCGGGCGAGTCCGCCGCGAGCACAGGCGATGGCCGATCAGCCCAGGCTTGAAGGTTGGCGCCCACCTTCTCGATCTGCTCCAGGACTTGGCGCGATCGATGCGCGAGAGCCTTGACCGCCGCGATATGGTCGCCGAAACCTTTGAGAGCGCCGGAAAAGCCTTTGGCCTCGCCGTGCATGAAGGCGTCACGACGGGCCGCCTCGACGGCCTTCTCGAACGTGGCCTTATCGACCCCGGCCGGAGCCTTCCGCGCCTCGGTTTCCAGTTCGGCGATGCGCCGCCGGAGCGTGGCCGGATCGTTCGCCTTGGCTTCGTCGACCACCTTCTCGAGCTTGGCGGTGATCTCTTTCAGGTCGACGCCGGCCCAACCCTTCGGCTGCGTCGGTGTGTCGATATCCTGAGGCTTGAACGAGTCGTAGGTGCGAAAGAGGGGGAAGGTGATGAGCTTCGGGCCGAACCCGATCTCGGGCGACCAAACCCAAGCGTTCTCGCGCGGCATCAAGGCGACGCTGGTGAGCACGTCCTTGCCTTGGGCGGGATCGCCGCAACCGTCGATCCACGCCTTGATCGCCTCGCGGTCGAGGTTGTGGGTCAGCCGGCACGCGATCAGCGTCTCGTGGCTGGTGACGTAATCTTTGTGGACCTTCTGCGGCCGTTGCGAGGCCGACAGGAGCGTGATGCCGAGCCCGGCGCCCTCGCTCGCCAGGCGGTTGGCCCAATGAAGAGCCTTCCCGGCCTGAATATCGCCGATTTTTCCCTGAGGCGCGAAGTTGTGCACCTCGTCGATGCAGAGCCATCGAGCGCCACGGCTCTTGTGGAAGAGCGTCGAGGCGAAATCGATAAAAAACTGCGTGCGATCAGCGACCGTCCAGCCCTTCATGTCGATGATGAACGGGCGGTTGCCGGCGGCGACCACCTCGGCGATCTGAGCGCCGGCGCGGCCATTGATCGGCACGTCGGCATGGGCGCCGCCGAAGATCACGACCGGATAGCCGGCCGATTTGCCGGTCGCCGAGGACTTGAGGCCCCACCAATCCCCTTTCGGGTCGATGATGCCGACGGGCTTGCCCTGGTCGAGAAGCCCCTCGACGAGGACACGGAGCTTCGAGGACTTGCCCGAGCGCGTCTTGCCGAGCGCGATGAGGTGCTGCGCCAGCGCACCGGCCGGGATCGGAAGGCTAGTCATGCCACGGCTTCCCTTGCCAGTTGCCGCGCTTCGCGCCTGGCGGCCTTCCGCTCGCGCTTCCAGAATCGCCGGCGCCAGAACGGCCGGAGGTGGCGCGCCCATTCTTTGGTCGCGGTGATGCACCCCTTCTTCACCGAAGCCATGTCGATCACCCCCGCACCTGCGCAGTCCGGCGCACCAGGCCCTTACGAACGAAGCCGAGGACGGTCTCGACCGTCATGCGCATGAGGACGGCAGCCGGTGTCGGCTTGCTGCGCAGGTAGACGGATCGGCCGGCATCGGCGGCGCGCGCGATCGCGTCGAGCGACCGAATGCGCACGCCGGCTTTGGTTCGGCGTTCGGCCATATCAGGCCGCCTGCTTCTGCATGGCGGCGATGGCGTCGCCGAGCGGGATCACCGAGCCGTCCTGAACCCACCAGGACTCGCCGACGCCCTTGGCCGCCAGGTCCGGGATCTCGTCGGGCGAATCCGCCTTGATGCAGACCAGCGCCGGCAGCTCCTCGGCCATCAGGATCCGGAACACACCGTTCTTGCCCGGCTTATCGAGCGTGTCGGTCGCGTCGAGGATGACGAATTCCGACTTGTCGATGAGGGCCATGGCGATCTGGACCGCGGCACGAATGCGGTACTGCTCGCCGGATGAGGAGAGCGGCGGCGGGAAGCCGCCGTAGGTGAACGTCAGGTCCGGGTGGAGGACGATGGCCTCCCAATCCGCGACCTTGCACAGGCGCGCCAACGTCGCATTGAACGACGTGAGCGCCTTTGTAAGGGCCGTCTTCCGCATACCCTCGGGCTTGAGCATGTCGACGATGCTCTGGTTGAGGGCGATGGTCTCTGCCAGCGTCTCCGCCTGCTGCTTGGCGGTGACGGCCTTGAGGATCTTCTCCGCCTCGGCCACGCCATCGGCCGCGCGCTGGACGTCCACCTCGGACACCGAGCTCGTCTTGATGTTCGCCGCCGACTGTTGCGCATTCATGGACTCGCGCAGATCCGCGTCGGCGAGCGAGACGGCAGTACGGGCAGCCTCGGTCGCCCGGCCGGCGTCCATCATGCGGCTGTGCGCGTCCGCCTTGGCGGCGCGTTGCTGCTGGAGCGTCCCCTCAGGGATCTCGACGGCCTTCTCGTACTTGGTGGTCGCCGCGTTGACCTTGATGGCCGCGATGGGCTTCTGGCAGTGCGGGCAGGGCATGCCCTTGTTCGGCGTGCCGGGCGGAAGAGCGTCGTGTGCGTCGACCGCTTCGCGCTGCGCCTCTTGCTTCTGGCCCAAGGTCTCGCGCGCCTTGGCAAGCGCTTCCTGGCGCTCCGGGATCAGGGCCGCGAGCTTGCGAAACCGGTCGACCTCGGAGGTATCAACGGCCTTGGCCGCGACCAGGCTCTCCTTCTTCTCGCGCGCCTGCTTGAGCGTGACCTCGGCGGCCGGCGGCGTGATGTTCTCCCACGCCGGGAGCCATCCCTCCGGTCGCCAGGCCAAGGCCTTCGCCGAGCCGAAATTCGCGTTGGTAACTTGTTCCCACCGGCCCTTGAGGTTCGCGCCCTTCTCGGCGGCGGTCTTGAGCGTGGCGTCCCACCCGTTGATCTCAAGCGCCTTCCACAGACGGTCGATGTCCGCGGGATCGATGCCGGCCGCCTTGAGGTACTTGTCGACCTCTTCGCGGCTCGGCGTCGTGCGCAGGTAGTCGCCGAAGATGACGGCGCGTTCCTTCATGTTGCGGTCGAGCGGCGAGTCGACGCCGGCCGCGTAGGCAGACACCCGCGGCGGCTCACCCTGGGCGCTGCGCTCCGCCAAGGGGAAAGTGACGCCGACCGAGCCGCCGTCCCATGCCAACTCGAGCGCCGCCGCGCCGGCGCCGGAGCGAACGAGCTTCGCCGCTTCGGGTTTCTTGAGGCCGAGCGGGAGCGCCGTCGGCCCGACCAGCGAGGCGAGGGCCATGGCGAGCGTCGACTTGCCGGCGCCGTTCTGGCCTCCGGCGATGACGATGCCGCGGCCGATTTCGATGGCGGCGGCCTCGATCGCGCGGAAGTTGGTGACCTTGAGAAGCATGGGACGACCTCGGGGATTGATCGCGGTTTAGAAAATGTCCTTGGGCCTAGCGGCGGCGGGCGCCGGAGGAGGTGGAGGAGCGGGCTCCGGATCGTCACGGTCCTGCGGGCCCGGATCGCCCGCATCGGCGGGGGGCGGCTCTTGCACCGCTTCCTGAGGCGCCGGCACCGGGCGGGGCTTGGGGGCCGCTTGCGCACGGTTGCCGCGTCCACGGGCAGGCGGTGCGGACTCGGCGGCGGGCGCCGGTTCAGGCTGCGGGGTCTGGACCGGATGAACGGTCGCCATCGGCCGCTCGGCCGAGTGCTCAAGCTGCTGCGGCTCTTCGACGACGACGGTCTCACCGCCGTCGCGCGCGGCCTTGGCGAAATCGGGATCGGCCATCCGCGACAGGTCGATACTGACGCCGCCAATGCCGTCGATGTCCGCCGCGAGTGCGACGTCGGGCGCCAGGCGCAGGGCCTTGCCGTGCTTCTTGATGGCGGTCTTGGCCGCCATGTCGTCGTCCCACATGACCCAGGGCGTTTCGTTGAGCTTCGCCTGGGCCTTCTTCCGGTCGTTCTCAGACGTGGCGTCGTCCAGCCGGCGGTTGAGGGCGTTGAAGGTCTCCGACTTCGACCGGGCCTTGTCGATCTGGTCGCGATCCAAAACGGTGAAGCTCTGGCCGTCCTTGAGCTTGGTGAAGCAGAACGAGCCGACGATATCGCCGCGATCCACCAGCGCCTTCTTGTGGCGGAGGAACGTGGTGGTGCCCTTCTCGGCGTCGAACGTGTCGTTAGCGCGAACGGCCTCGGAATGGACCTCGACGATGTACGGCTGCCGGTACATCAGGTCGATGAACCCGCGATAGCCGATCTGGAACTGGCACTCGTAGACGTCGACCCAATCGCCACGAACGTTGCGACGCGCCTTGTAGGGGATCAGGTATGCGAGCTGCTGCGGCGTGTTCGGCTCAAGGCCAAGGGTGGAGGACGACATGATCGCGCCCATGAAGGTCGCCGGATCGCACTGCGCCAGGAGTGGCGTCTTGCGAACGGCCGAGATCGCCAGGCGAAGCAACCGCTCAGCCGGCAGGAACTTGGTGGCGACTGCGGCGAGCTTGCCGGCCGTCGCCGCGCTGTTGAGGATGTCGGCGACGCTCTGCGGCGGGGTTTCCCGCGTGGCAGGCGCGACGAGTTGAGGGCGGGCAGCGGTCATCGTTCGACTCCTTCTCGATGCTCTCGACAAAAATTCGTGCCGTGCGCCGGGCACCATTTGGCCGAGCACAGCTTGGAATTCGGGTTCGCCAGGAACTCCCAGGGCTCGCCGGACTCGCGGAAAGCAGTGATGGCCTCGCCGATCCTGTGGAGGGTGCGGAGCGCGGCGACTTCCGCGCCGGCCTGGTCGTGGATGAAGGTTTGCGGCTCCGGCTGCTGCTTGGAGAGCGGGACGCGCTTGATCCAACGCTCCGCGACCTCATCGACCGGCAGGTTGTGAGTCCGGACGAGCAGCGAGTAGCCGCCGAGCTGTGGCTTGTAGTGGCCGCGCCACTTACCGCCTTTCAGATCCTCGAGGCGGCGGTTCTTGTAGCGAGCCACGAGATCGGACTGGCCGGAAAGGATGATCCCGTTGCCGGCGTCGGCTTCGAGCCGTTCCTCTACAGCGATCGGTTCGAGCTCCGGCTCCAGATAGGCCCGGTACGTGCGGACCATCCGCACCACGGTTTTCTCGGCGTGGTTCTGGTTCGGCGTCTCGTCATCGAAGATGATGCCGGCGTGCGCCTCGGTGCGGATCGTCTCAACGGCCGCGTCGAGCGCGGACGACTCCGGGCTCACCTGGCCGGTCTGCATCTTTTCGATGAGCGTGACCGATGCCCCCTTGTGGACGCTGATGCCCACGGCCGCACCGATGTTCTGGCGCTCGCCCGCCAGGTGGAAGCCGGCGGCGATCACGTCCTTACGAAACGCCTTGGCCGCGCCGCGACGTTCGCAATCCGGCCAGTTGGGCAGGGTCGAGCACCGAATGACCGCGCTCATTGCAGAGCGCTCTTGCGATAGTCGGCCGTGAGCCAACCCGGCGCGCACCGCTCGAAAAGCGAGCCGCGCCGCATCGGGCAAATGCCGCTCCCATCCTCGATCAGAACGCGGCGCTTCGGCCGGATCAGGCCGAGCACGAAGCCGAGGCGATGGAAAATCGCGCCCATCATTGCGGGACCTCGGGCGGGTCCGGCAACGGTCGCCAATGCGTGATCGCGTTGTAGCCTCGGAGCGGGAACGGCCCGTGCTTGTCGTCGTCCACGCACCAGGAGAACCACCCGTCGTCGTGGGGATCGACGTAGGCCGCTTGGTGGACACGCGATCCGTTGCGATGATCGGTTGCGATCAGAACGGGCTTCCCATCGAACGGCGCGGCCCGCTCCACCTTCTCCCGACAAGGATTCGCCGGCTCGTCTGGCATGACGATCCAACCGGCGGCGGCATTGCGGGCCTCCGCTTCCGAGCGAAGAGGTTGCTTGAGGTAGCCGCTCGTCATGCCTGCGCCTCGTGGCGCGGCGCGAGCCCGAGCACCTGTAGGTGATTCATCGCCGCCGCCTGGACGCGGGTGGGCGTCTTAGCGAGCGCCAGGTCCCAAAGCGTCGCGGCGCCCTTCATGGCGATATCCGGCGACGGGTGGCGGGCGACGTGCGCCGCTCGCCAATAGCAGTGGGTGAGGTTGTCGAGCGACATCATGCGGCCGCTCGCCGGGTGTTGGCGGCCGCCTCGTCCTCAGGACGCGCGTACCGCCAATAATGCTTGTCGTAGCCGAGCCGGGCCGGGTTCTCGCGGACGAGCCAAACGCTCGACCGGTCGTCGAACCACAGGATTTCCCAGGATTCGAGCCTTACGTCGGGGCGGGGAGGCTTCGGGGCTTCGACCATGCCCCGAACGATACGATGCGAAATTGCATCGCGTCAAGCATTATTGCAAAGGAAAGCTCCGCGATGCAAAATCGCGTTTCAAACCCGACGGATGAGACCTATCACCCTGCCGAGTATGTGCGCCTCTCCGAGAGCCCGCTCATAGGTTTTGTATCGCGGATTGGACGAACTGATTTGAAGCGTCGGCGGCTCCGAGTGCATGACGTGCTCAACGAACTTGGTCACGCGGCCGAGGCCGTCCCATAGAACGAAGATGCCCGGAGGCGAGGGCGTCTTGCGGTCGAGATCGACCATCACCCGGTCGCCGGACTTGAGATCCGGCTCCATCGAGTCGCCTTCAACGGTGATGATCGCGACGGATGCGGGGCGGGCCTGGAACTCGTGTTGCAGAATCTCGCCGGGCACGCCCCACGTGGTTTTAGGGGTCTCCTCTTCCGAAAGCATTCCGGCGCCGGCGGCAGCGTGCACGTCGTATTCGGCGATCGACGCCAGCGCCGAGCTTCCGGTCGCCATCTGATAGCGCGGGACTTCTTGCTCGAAAGACGCGGACTCCTCGGAAGACTCGGGCGGATCGTGCGGCGAACGCACGCCAGCCGCCTTAGCGAGCTTGCGAAGCGTGATCGGCTTCGGGAACGGTGATCCAATTGGGTCTTTGATGAATCGCGAAATATTTGACGGCGCGGTCCCGGCGGCCTGGCCCCAGGCCATGGCGGACCAGTCCTTCGCTCTCATAGTGTCGCGCATCCACTGAGCGATCCGATTTCGGGCGTTCTTCTCTTCGGCGTGCATCGGTGCATTATCGAGCGGCATTGCGGAGCACTCACGATGCATGACGATGCAATTTCGCATTGACACTGCGCCGGCGGTGCATTATTGCTCCGCGTTGCAATGCTCACTTATCTCGAACAACTCGAGGCTCGGGCCAAGCAGATCGGCGTCGATCTAATCGACGTCGGCCAGCGGGCCGGGACCGCTAAGACGACCATCCAGCGGTGGCGTCGGTTCGAGCTGTTCCCGCGCGAAGAGACCGCGCGGCTCCTGATGGATGAGATGAGCGTCATCGAGCGCGAGAAGGCGCGGGAGAAGGCGGCTTGATGCCCGGCTCCTTCGCGATCGTCTGCTCGCGCTGGTCGACCTGACGGCGCACGTCATGGACGACGCTCTCCAAAATCTTTCGCAGTGGCCGCATGCGGCCGACGCGCGCTCCCCCGGCTTCCTGGTTGGTAGCCTCGGTCCCGGGGTGGCGCATTCTGTCGTATCGCAAGGTCGGTTCCTTTCTGACGCCCCGAGCATGTCAGGAAGGAATTTCCAGGTGTCCCAAAAGCCTTGGCAGCCTCGCCACGTGTCGGATGTGGCGGAGGTGCAACTCTATGTCCGCGAAGCGGCGAGCGCCGAGCGGAGCGTCAAGCGCGGTCTCTCGCGCGCGGCGTCCGCTCTCGGTCTCTCCTATTCGCGGGCGTGGTCGTTCTACTACGGCAAGGCGCGCCAGGTGCTCGCCCACGAAATGGACGTGGTGCGCGAGCGCTTCGCCAAGCTGCGAGCCCGCCGCATCGGCGAGCTCCAGGCCGAGATCCGGCGATTGGAGGGTGTCGATGCCGAGTTGTCAGCCGGGTTGGATAAACCGGGCGAAGAGGGCGTGGGTGCGGGTCCGGCTCGCCGCCGCGCGCATACGCCTGTCGATATGGACGGGGCGCAGCCGTGATCGTTCTCCGCCCATATCAAACGGACATCATCGATAGGGTCCGCGTCGCCTATCGCGAGGGAAGCCGCGCCACGTGCGTCCAGCTTCCGACCGGCGGCGGGAAGACAGTCCTTTTCGGCAAGATCGCCAGCGGGGCGGCCGACCGCGGTACGCGGACGTGCTTCGGCGTGCACCGGCAAGAGCTGATCGACCAGACATCTAAGACGCTCAGCAAGTTCGGCATTCCGCACGGGATCATCGCCGCCGACTACTCGCCGGACCCGAGCCAGCTAATTCAAATCGGCAGCATCCCAACGATGATCCGCCGGCTCGAACGGCTGCCGGCCTTCGATCTCCTGACGTTCGACGAGACCCACCACCTGGTCGCCGACTCCTGGCGCAAGGTTCTCGACTACTACCCGGGCGCGAAGGTGCTCGGGCTCACGGCGACGCCCTGCCGGCTCGACGGTCGCGGACTCGGCGACCACTACGACACGCTCATTTGCGGCCCGTCGACTTCCGAGCTGGTTGAGCAAGGGTTTCTCTGCCCAACGGTTACTTTCGCGCCGCAGGAGGCGGTCGACCTGTCCCGGGTAAAGACGGTCGCGGGCGACTTCGACAAAAAGGAAGTCGCCAAGATCATGGGTCAGTCCAAGATCGTCGGCGACGCCGTGGCGCACTATCGGCAGCTTGCCGATCGCCAGCCGGCTATCGCGTTCTGCGCGTCGATCGAGCACTCGCAGGCTGTTGCCGCTCAATTCCGCGATGCCGGCTATTCGGCCGCGCATGTCGACGGCGACACGAACAAGGACGACCGCCGCCGAATCGTTGCCTCCTTCGCGCGCGGCGAGATCAACGTCCTCTCCAACTGCGGCCTCTTCACCGAGGGCTTCGACGTGCCGGGCGCTCGCGCGCTGATCGGCCTCCGCCCGACTCAATCCCTGTCGCTCTGGCTCCAAATGATCGGCCGCATCATGCGGGTCGACGAGGGCAAAGAGCGCGCGATCATCTTGGATCACGCCGGCAACAGTGCTCGGCACGGCCTTCCGACTGACGCCCGCGAATGGACGCTCGAAGGACGCAAGCGCAGCAAGAAGGCTGACGCCGGCCCGCCGATCCGCCAGTGCGGCACCTGCTTCGCCATCAATCCGGCTGCGGCGCGCGCCTGTCTCGCCTGCGGCGCGACCTTCGCCTCCGATCCGCGCACCGTGCGCCAGGTCGAGGGAAGCCTCGTCGAAGTCGGCGCCCGCAAATGGGCGGACCCGACGATGGCGTGGCTCGCGTCGTCGGATCTGCGCGCCTGCCTCAAGTGGGCGAAGACCGAGGAGCAGCTTCACATGGTCGCCAAGGCCCGCGGCTATTCGCCGGGGTGGGTCGGCCACCGCATTCGCGAACGCAACGCCTGGCGCGCCGGCTGGAAAGCCAAGGCCAAAGGCGAGCGCGCGGCAGCATTGGTTTAACCGGGGAGATAGCAAATGAGTGACGGCGCCCGTCCTTTCACGGACTTCCTTCGCGACCAGCGGAGCGGCAAGACCCACAAGGAGCTTTCCGACGCGCTCCAGACCCTCGTTAAGGCGGTGGACGAGGTTCGGAAGCCGGGCGAGCTCGTCCTCAAGATCAAGATCAAGCCTGCCTCGAAGGGCGACATGACCGCCGTCGAGGTGGTCGACAAGATCGAGCTCAAGCTCCCGGTCGGTGAGCGCTCGTCCTCGCTGTTCTTCGTCACGCCGGAGAACAACCTCAGCCGTCGCGATACCCGGCAGGAGGAAATGTTCAAGCCCACCGTCGTCGAACCCGAGCCGAAACCGGCTCAAGCCGCAGGGGAGTAAGTCACCTTGGATCTCAAGACCGTGCTCGACGCGCTCAAGCGTCCGTTCCTTTCCGCGCCCGTCAATCACGAGCGCACGAAGGCCATGTCCGTCATCGCGCCGGAAGGCCACAGCCACCAGCTCGTCGACCTCGAAGTGCTGGCTGACGCGCCCGATCGAAAGCGGGGCGTCTTCACCGTCTACACGGCGGAGTCGTTCAACGAGTATTTCAACCGCCACAAGGTCACCAGCCCGGAGAATGCCGCGAGCCTCGTCTTCGCCGACGGCAAGCTCACCAATCCCGGCCAGGCGGTGATCGGCGTCCTGAACCCGCACGCCCTGGACAAGCCGGCCTGGCACGACCATCGCGTGGTTCTCTCGCTTCGGCCGAGCCGCGAGTGGGAGACCTGGACGGGTGCGAACCGGAAGTCGATGCCGCAGGCAACGTTCGCCGAGTTCATCGAGAACAATTCGGTCGATATCGTTCGGCCTGAGGGCGCGGCGATCCTCGAAATGGTCACCAGTTTCCAGGCCAAGCGGAACGTCGACTTCAAGCAGGCGACTCGTCTCCAGAACGGCGACGTCCAGCTCCAGTACGAAGACACCACGACCGCGACCGCCGGCGCCAAGGGCAATCTCGAGGTGCCGGAGAAGTTCACCATCCTGATCCCGATCTTCGACGGCGACCAGCCCGTCGAGATCGAGGCGCGGTTCCGCTACCGGATTTCGGAGGGGAAGCTCTTCCTCTTCTTCGATCTGCTCCGACCGGAGAACAAGCGCGACGAGGCGTTCGCGGCGATCGTCGAGGAGATCACCACCGGTACGGGTGCCAAGCCGCTCTACGGCGTCCCGGCGAGCGAGGTGCGGCGCCCCTTCAAGGACGTAGCCACCAAGGACTGATCGTCGCCTACACGTGACCTAAAGGGGCGCCGCCCGAACCGGCGCCCCTGATGACCTGAGGATGCGATGACGAAGCAACGCGCCAAAAAGCGCGAACGGGCGGGGCTTGGCCAAATGACGGTCGCCACCGGCTTTCAGCCGGGGAAGGTGCACGTCTACGGCGACACCATCTTGAGCGCCATCCCGCGCTTCGTCTGCGTTGGCTTCGTAGAGCCTCTGGTCGGCGAGATCGTCGGCGAGTCACCGCGGATGTGCTGCGGCGTGCACATGAACGTCGTGAAGGTCACTGACGGCGGCATGGTCGCCGCCTGTTGGCACGCGCTTACGCCGATCCCGGAAGGCGTCGACCACTCGCGGATCTGCGCCGGGGGATACGCATGACGCCGACTGCCGAGCAGGCCGCCGCCATCAAGGCGATCGTCGAATGGTACGGCGATCCAAGCCGCCAGGAATTCTACGTCGCCGGCTTCGCTGGCGTCGGCAAGTCGACCGTGGTGGCTATCGCCATCGCCGAAATCGAGAAGCGCTACGGCGGCCGCAAGGTCGTCTCGGGTGCCTTCACGGGTAAGGCCGCGAACGTGCTCCGCCGGAAGGGCGCGCCGAACGCGATGACCATTCACCGCATGATCTACATGCCAAAGGAAGACCCGGAGACCGGCCGCACCGTCTTCATGCTGGCGATCGACGGGCCGGCGGCGTCCGCGGACCTCATCGTGCTCGACGAGTGCTCGATGGTCGACGACAAGATGGCCGGCGACCTCAGGAGCTTCGGCAAGAAGATCCTGGTGATGGGAGATCCCGGCCAGCTTCCGCCGGTGCGAGGGCAGGGCGCGTTCACCGCTCGTCGCCCCGACGTCTTTCTCCAGGAGATCCACCGCCAGGCGGCCGATAGCCCGATCATCCGGCTCGCGACGCTCGCGCGACAGGGCAAGCCGCTCCCGGTCGGCGACTACGGGCAGGGCGTCCAGGTGCTCAAGCTCGACGGCGGCACCTATCACCACGTCTTCGACAAGGGGACGCAGGTTCTTTGCGGCCTGCACAAGGTTCGATGGCGGATCACCGCCATGATGCGGGAGCGCCTTGGCTTCGCGGGTCCGCTGCCGCTGGCCGGCGAGCGCTTGATCTGTCGGCGCAACAACTACGAGCTCGGCCTCTTCAATGGCACGCTCGCGCACCTCGGCCAGGATGCGACCGAGGAAGACGGCTACTACCGGTCGACCGAGACCGCGTATCGGCTCACCGGCCTGGTCGACGACGACGACAACCGGGCTTACGCGACGCTCGACTCCCATCCGTGGCTTTTCCGCCAGCATTTCGACGCCTCGACGCCGAAGCCGCAGCGCCTCGACAAGGGGCTCAACGAATTCGATTGGGGCTACGCGCTCACCGGGCATTCGGCCCAGGGAAGCCAGTGGGTGCACTGCACGATCGTCGATGACTCGGCCGCGTTCCGAGAGGACCGCTGGAAATGGCTCTACACGACCCTCACCCGGCCCGAGAGCGGGATGACGGTCCTTCTCAGGGACGCAGCATGAAAGTCGCAAGTGAGGTGGTCGAGATCATCGACCGTTCCCGGTTCGATGGCACGTACCTCTTTCTCCCGCCGGGCCAGTTGGATCGGAAGATGTACGAGGCCGTCGACAAGGCGCTTACGGCAGCCGGCGGCAGGTGGAGCCGGAAGGCGCGGGCCCACATCTTCGAGCGGCCAGCATCGCAGGCGGTCGAGACGATCCTGGTATCGGGTGAGATCGTCGTCGCGCGGGACTTTGATTTTTTCTGGTCGCCGCCGCCGGTCGTCGACCGGATCATGGAGCTGGCGGACATTCGGCCGGGGATGCGCGTCCTCGAGCCGAGCGCGGGCGATGGCCGCATTGCGGTCGCGGCGCGCGGCATGGGCGCGACGGTGATCTGCGTCGAGTTGTTGCAGGCGAATTGCCTCAAGCTCGATGCCGAAGGCCTCACCGGCGCTATCAAGATGGACTTCTTGCAGCTCAACGGCGGGCTCCAGAAGTCGCTCGGCCTGTTCGATCGAGTGACGATGAATCCGCCGTTCTCGCGCCAAGCGGATATCGACCATATCCGGCACGCCCATACCTTCCTCAAGCCGGGCGGGCGATTGGTCGCGGTGGCATCTGCCGCCGTCGAGTTCCGGACAAACCGGAAGACCGTCGAGTTCCGTGAATGGCTCGAAGAGCGCGAGGGAGAGATCGAGGCCCTGCCGCCCGGCTCCTTCAAGCTGTCGGGCACCGGCGTCAGCACCTGCATCGTGACGGTCGGTGCCTGATGGCCCTCGTACCGAAGAACGCCCCGCCGATACGCCGGCACCTCTACTCAGCCGCGCTCCGCCGGATTGATCGGCCGAAGGCGACGCCGATCCACGTCACGTTCCGTGCGGTCGACGACATAGAGGCGCTGGAGAAGGCCAAGCGGTGGGCGGAGGTCGGTCGCCGCGGTGGTCGCGAGCTTCGAGGCGCCTACGAAGGGCCGCACGAGCTTCTTTCGGTCGAGCCCTACACTCCGGGTGAGGTCGCTGATGGCGGAACTTGATAGCGACGTCCGGCGCGTCCAGGCGATCGAGGACCGCTACAAGCGCAGCACCGAGTATTCCCAGGACATCGGGTTCCTGCTCGCCAAGATCGGCCGGCTCGGTCGCGATCACTCGCGCCTGCATGGCGTCGCCGACAAGGGGCGCGACTTCCTCGCCGCTTTGGAGCGGGCGGAGGAGGACGCGAAACGGAAGCGCCGCATGGCCGTCGCCGAGACGAGCACGCCATTCGACGACAACGCGCCGGTCGACTTTCCGCTCAAGGCGGTGCGCGCTGAGCTGATCGCGCTGGCCGACTCCATCAACGACCTCGACCGCACCCTGAACCGGAGCGACTGATGCTCACCTTCCCGATGCGCGATCCGGCGGAGTTCAAGCAGGCCAGGCCGTTTCCGTCGCTGGTGGTCGACCTCGCCGAGCACGAGGGCAATGCCGACCTCCTGCGCGTCGTCGCGCGGAGTTTCCCGACGCAGGCCTCATCGGTCTGGCGCCGCCTCGGCCATGCGCACGTCGCCGAGAAGCTGCACCTCAACACCTTCGGGCTGTTCCCGCGCGAGGCGTGGCTTCTGATCGATTATCTCAATTCACCGTCGTTTCTGTCGGTGCTGACCGGTTGGACCGGCATCGTGGGCCTGGCCGCCGACCCGAGCCTGGACGGTGCCGGCTTGCACGGGATTTTGACCGGCGGCCGGCTCGACGTGCACGTGGACTTCAATTGGTCGGAGTCGCTGCGCAAGCGTCGCCGCCTCAACGTCCTCTTGTACCTGAACCCGGCATGGATGCCGGAATGGGGTGGCGCGCTCGAACTGTGGAGCGGCGGCAAGAACGGGCCCGACGCCTGCGAGCGGATCATCTATCCGACGCTCGGCAACATGGTCGTCTTCGAGACGTCCGAGAAATCCTGGCACGGCCACCCGCAGCCGCTGGCCTGCCCGATCGGCGTCATGAGGAAGTCGATCGCGCTCTATTACTACACGTCCGAGCCGCGGCCCGAGCGCGTGCATTCGACGATCTACAAGGGCGTCTGATGCTCACCTTCCTCCCGCTCCGCGACGAGGAAGAGGCGCCGCCGCCGGCGCCGGCCTTCCCGCTACCACGTGGCCCCGGGCTCATTGAGACGATCGCAGCCATGCGGATCCTGCCGCAGCTTCGCTATCGCGCGCTGCTGGTCGACTGCCCGTGGAAATTCAAAACGTGGTCGGAGAAGGGGCTCGCGAAGTCGGCCGACCGCCACTATCCGACCATGCCGACGGAGGATCTGTGCCGGTTGCCGATCGGCCAGCTCGCCGCGGCCGATGCCGGGTGCGTCGCGTGGGCGACGGCGCCGATGATTAAGGACGTGTTCCGGGTGCTCGATGCTTGGGGCTTTACCTTCGACTCCTTCGGAGCCTGGGGGAAGCTCACCAAGGACGGGACCGGCATGGCCTTCGGCACCGGCCATTGGTTCCGCTCCGCCGCCGAGTTCTACGCCCTTGGCACCTGCGGGCGGATCTCGCCTGGCGCCAACAACGTCCGCAACCTGATCCTGGCGCCGCGGACTGAGCACTCCGTCAAGCCCGACCAGATTTACGAGGACGTCGAACGGTTGTTCCCCGGCGGTCCCTGGCTCGAGGTGTTCTCGCGCCGCCAACGTCCCGGCTGGGACTCGTTCGGCTGGCAGGAAGGCCGGTTCCACATCGTCGTCAACGGCGAGGTTCTTTCATGACGACGACCTTTGTCCGCGAGACCAAGCGCGAAGCCGAGCGTCAGCCGGTCATGACCGAAGAAACATGGTCGGCAGTCGAGTTTCTGATCCGGCGCCGACGGAGCGTCCGGATGATTTCCGGTTTCTTCGTCGTCGACCAGATGAACCACACCGCGGCACACCTCCGCGGGCTGGCACGCCAACTCGGTTGGGTATCACCCGGCCATGACTGAGCACGAGATCGCGCTCGCGCGTGCCCTTGGCCGGGTAACGTTCTGCCCGGGCATCGGCTCCAAGCGCTTCGCCCGCGAAATGGCGGCGCTCGCCGACGGCGATCCTGCGCGCGCGCTCACCGATCGGCAGTCGCACTACCTGACGATCCTCGCCTGGCGCTTCCGGCGCCAGATGTCGGCCGACCTGGTGCCGCCGCGCGAGCCCGAGGATTTGCCGCCCAAGAGGAGAAACCGTGGCCGAGACAGCGATCAAGCGGGAGATCCTGCTGGAGTTCGGGGCGCGAGCGGGAATCCGCCTGTTCAACAACCCTCGCGGCGTCGCGGTGTACGGCGAGGCGGGGGCGAAGGGCAGGGTGGCCTATGGCCTGGCGCCGGGAGCTTCTGACGTCATCGGCTGGCGCTCGCTGACGATCACCGCCGACATGGTGGGGAAGCAGATAGCCCAATTCGTCGCGATCGAGACGAAGAGCAAGGGCGGCCGCATGGAGAAGGGCCAGCCGGAATTCCTCGCGGCGGTCGAGGGGGCCGGCGGGATAGCGGTGATCGCGAAGTCGAACGAGGACGTCGAGCGCGCATTCGGATGAAAGTGGGGCAGGGGTGGCGATCGACTTCAAAGGCATTGACGAAGCTGCTCGTGGCGCGCTCGGCGCGCTCGCGCAGAAATGGGTTCCCGGCGGCATCGTCGAGGGCGACGAGTACGTCGTCCGGAATCCGACGCGCACCGATGGCAAGCCCGGCAGCTTCAAGATCAACGTCAAGACGGGCGTGTGGTGCGATTGGGCCGGCGGCGACAAGGACAAGGGTAACGGCGCCATCACGCTTTATGCCTACGTCCACCGCATCCGGAACGGCGAGGCGGCGAAGGCCGTAGCCGAGGAAGTCGGCCGAACCGATCTGCTCGGCCCGCCGCGCTTCAAGAATAGCGACCTCGAACCGGTGGTCCCGGCACCGCCGGATGCTGGCGACCCGCCGAAGGGCATCACCTACAAGCAGAAGCCCGAGGTGGCGCGGTGGCCCTATTGCGACGCCGAGGGCCGCCTCATCGGATTCATCGTGCGCGTCCAGTCGGCGGCCGATGGCTCCGACAAAGAATTCCAGCCGATGACCTACTGCCGCGCGCCGGATGGCTCGTACCAGTGGGGGTTCAAGGGCCTACCGAAGCCGCGAACGCTCTATGGCGCCGAGCTGCTGGCAGCACGGCCCGACGCGACGGTACTGGTCGTTGAGGGCGAGAAGGCCTGCGACGCCGGCCGGCGCATGTACCCGCAATTCGTCGTCGTCACCTGGCCGAACGGCTCCAACTCGGTGAAGCACGCCGACTGGAGTCTGTTGAAGGGCCGTAAGGTCGCAATCTGGCCGGACGCCGACAAGCCTGGCCGGCGCGCCGCCGCTGCGATCGCCGATCTCCTCAAGGACGTAGCCGCGGCGTCGCGGATCCTGAATCCGCCCGATGGTGTCTCGGAGGGATGGGACGCGGCCGACGCCGAAAAGGAGGAGCGGAAGGCCGACGAGCTGCTTGACCAGCTCCTCCGCGAAGTCGTCGAGCCGCCGTCGGACGAGCCCGCGGCGCCGAGCGGCACGAAGGAGGTCGGCGACGTTCGCGAATTCATAGCCGAGGACATCGTTCCGCTCGGCTTCGACCGCGGCCGCTACTACTACCTGCCGAAGGTTACCGGCCAGATCGTCGAGATAACTGCGGCGAACCACTCGAAGTCCCAGCTTCTCGCGCTGGCGCCGCTCAGGTGGTTCGAGCAGGAGTTCCGCGCCGGGAGCGGCGTCTCCTGGATCATGGCGCAAAACGCCCTCATGCGATCGTGCGAGGCGCGCGGCGTCTTCAATCCAGACCGGATCCGCGGGCGCGGCGCCTGGTGGGACCAAGGCCGCGTGATGCTTCACCTCGGCGACAAGATCCTCGTGGATAACGTCGAGCAGCAGCTCCACCGCGTCGCCTCGGATTTCATCTACGAGCGCAATATCGAGATCCCCTACATCGCCAAGGCACCGCTGCCCGTGGGCGAGGCGAGGAAGGTACTCAAGCTCGCGACCGATCTGTCATGGGTGAACGGGCTCTCCGCGTATCTCCTGGCCGGCTGGTGCGCCATCGCGCCCATCTGCGGCGCCCTTCCTTGGCGGCCGCATATCTGGATCACCGGCCCCCGCGGCTCGGGCAAGAGCTGGGTCTTGCTCAAGGTGGTGCGCGCGCTCACCGGGCCCGCTCGATCGCTCTTCATCGCCGGGAACACGACCGAGGCCTATGTCCGCCAGAAGCTCCACACCGATGCCTTCCCGGTTCTCTATGACGAGACCGAGGCGCAGAGCAAAGCCGGTCGCGAGCGCCTGTCGTCTATGCTCGAGCTAATCCGCGGCTCGTCGTCCGAAGACGCTGGCCGTGTCGGCAAGGGCAGCGCCACCGGCCGCGCCATGTCGTTCAACATCCGCTCGTGCTTCGCCATGTCGTCGATCTACGTGAACCTCACCGAGGCCGCCGACTTCTCCCGCACGTCGATCCTGTCGATGGCGCCGACCGGCGACCAGGCCGCCGAGTCCTGGGGCGATATTCAGAAGGCGGCAGCGGCCTTCACGCCAGAATTCGCCGACGGCCTGCTCTCGCGGTCCATCAAGCTCATCCCGACGATCCTCCACAACGCCAAGGTCTTCGGCGAGGTGGTGCGCATGCGCGAGCTCGGCGACCAGCGGTTCGCCGATCAGACCGGCACGCTCCTCGCCGGCGCCTGGTCCCTCTACTCCGATGAAAAAGTAGCGGTCACCCGGGCGGAGGAATTCGTCGCCAAGCACGACTGGTCGGAGATCGTCGAGGAGGCGAGCCAGGACGACGCTGTGCGCTGCCTGCATCACCTGCTGCAACGGATCATCACGGCCGAGGGCAGCAACGGGCGGCGAATCGACCGCCAGATCGGCGAGCTTATCGCCGTTGGTGCGGGCAAGACCTCGGACCCCTCGCTCGGCAACGACGACCAGGGCCGCGACGCGATGCTGCGCGCCCAGGACAATCTCAGCCGGTGGGGAATCCGGATCATCGGAGACGAATTCTTCGTCGCGCGCGCCTCGCCGGCCGCCTCAAAGCTCTTCTTCGGGAGCGCGTTCGAGAACTCCTACGGCAAGCTGCTCGCCCGATTGAGCTACGCGCGGGTTGCCGACAACCCCATCCGTTTCCGCTTCGCCGACGGTTCACCGTCCGAAAAGGTCCGGGCCATCGCGATCAACATTCGCGCTGCGCTCTCAATCGTTTAGCCGGAAAAATCGTGATGCTGACCGGGACGGGTGGGACAGAGCATGTCCCGCCTAACGTCCCGGCTTAACTAATTGCCGCCGCAATGCAATTTTACACCGGGACGCCGCCGACTGTCCCGGGACGGTCTTGCGCTGGGAGAGACAGTAAGAAGCAGAGTCAGATTATAAGATAAGGATAATGGGATAGACCGGATCGCGCCGCGTGCGTGTCGCCCGCCGTCCCGGCGTCCCACCGTCCCAGCCTCGTGGGGGCTATCCCATTATATCTATATCTTATAGTCCCTTAGTCCCACTCTAGGACCAGCGGTAATCCGGGACGCGGCCGGGACGGATCGGTGAAAATGGCGGAAATGCGCTGTCCCGGCGCCGGTGACTGGCCGTGACGCGCCAGCGACAAGGCCGTGCAAAATTGCTTTGCAATCCTCCGCGATTTTCCCCATGCTCCGGATTGTCGAGCGTGATGTGGTGGGGGATCGAGCTCGTATGTCAGCCCAAATCGCAATGCCGTCGGATATCGCCAGGCCCCGGAAAGGCCGGGGCCTCTTCGCGTCGCTGGCCAGCGTGTTCGTCGAGCTCCCCGGCGAGGGGCGGGTCGAGGCTACGGCTCGGGAGGACATGCCCGGCCACTTCGAGATCCTGACCGACGCAGCGCCGTTCGGTCGCAGGTTGTTCAAGCTCGTCGTCGCCGATGGGTGGGCCAAGGTCGTCGAGATCACCGCGGCGACCGTCCGCGAGGCGATGGTCCAGGATCGCGGTCGGCGTGCGCTCAAGGCCCATGCCGCGCAGCAGGCGCGGAAGGCGCTCGAGGAGCCGGCGGTCGCGATCGTGCGGGATCCAAAAACCAAGGTTCACGTCGCCGCGTACCACGACGACGCGCCGACGCCGGCCCGCCGGCAGCACGACGAGATCGTGCAGACCGTGACCGTCGAGGGCCGCGAGCGTCGCACGGTCCGCAAGGTGGCCGACACGCTGCACCAGCTCCGGTTCCGGACGAAGACCATCGACGTCGAGCAATATCGCGCCGGTTGCCGCTTCCAGCGGTCGTTCCAGGCCGCGAGCTTGAGCGGGTACGCGAGCGCGGCCGATCTGTCGAAGCCGATGGGTCTCACCAGCGTTGCGCGGCTGCCGGGATCCGGCATCGAGGATGCGCGCGACGTGGTGTACGACGCCCTTCGCGCCGTCGGGGGCATAAGCTCGCTCGGCGGCGGCCTGCTCTGGCACGTCGTCGGGCTCGGTTGGACGGTCAAGCGCTTCGCCGAGGAGCGCGAGGTCATGGGGCGGCGGGTCTCGCAGCAGACCGCCGCCGGCGCGCTCCTGGTGAGCCTGGAAGCGCTCGCTGCGCACTATGGATATATCGACAAGGTTTACGAGCAGCTCGGGGTGAGGCCGCCGAGCGACAACATGCTTGAGATTCTGACCGAGGAGTAGGCGTGCACAAGACGTCCTACGACAGGATGGCAACCCTCGTCGGCAGCTATCTCGACCGCAAGCGCTCGCTGACGATCCTCGATATCGGCGCGATGGAGCAAAGGACGCCCACTCCGCAGGAGCCGATGAGCTACCGACCGCTCTTCGATGCCCCCCGCTGGATGTATCGTGGTGTGGACGTCGTGGCCGGCCCGAATGTCGACATCATGCTGACGTCGCCCTACGACTTCCCGATCGCCAATGATGCGGCCGACGTCATCGTGTCGGGCCAGGCCTTCGAGCACATCGAGTTCTTCTGGCTGACGTGGCTCGAAATGGCCCGCGTGCTCGCGCCAGGCGGATACATCTTCCTGATCGCGCCATCGCGCGGTCGCGAGCATCGGTACCCGGTCGACTGCTGGCGCTTCTATCGCGATGGGTTCGCCGCGCTCGGCAAGTACGCCGGCCTAGAGGTATTGGAGACCAGCACCGACTTCGCGAACCCAAAGCTGCCGGCGACTGGTTGGGGCGATACGGTCGGTGCATTCCGGAAGCCGGCGGACTGGCGCGGCCCGATCCGATAGGGCAGGCTTGCCGAATGCAAGCCGTTCTTCTCATCCTCGTTCTGCTCGTCACCGGGGCTGTGCCGGCCTCAGCGCAATGGGCGTTCGACCAAGAAAAGGATCCGATGACGGACCTCGAGACGGAGTTCGCCGTCTATGGAGGAACGACGAATGCATCCCTCTTCGAGACGTGCCGCGAGCGGACAAAGGGAAAGTGGGATTATTATGGTGGGCTCTTGCTACCGCGGCCGCTCTTCGCGCGGCGAGGCGAGGGCAAGATCAAATACCGGCTCAATGATGGCGAGATTCTAGAGCAGGACGTTTTTTTCACCCCGGGCTTGGCGCTGGTGAAAGGCGACGATGTTATCGAATGGACAGGCCGCGTCCGTTCGAGTTCCCGGATAGCCATCGAGACGGTCGACGACAACGAAAAGCGATTTGTTGCGGTCTTCGACCTCTCCAAGGCCGACCTCAACTCAAAGATCGCCCACCTGAATTTTCAGGTTCGCTGCCTCAAGCGTGCAAGCGAGAGCTGAGCCAAGCGGCCTAGCGCTTCTTCAAATTCTCGGTGAATTCGATGGTGTCGCGGATGTACTCGGAGCGACGGCTCTGCGAGGCATCAACGTCGGACTGCTGCGGGATCCAATAGTGACCGCAGTTCGAGCAGACCAGCGGCTCGTGCGCGCGAAAGGCGCCCTTATGTGGGCCCTTCATCGCCTCTTGGCACTTCGGGCACGCGATCTTGGCCGGGACGTCGTAGATCGTCGGCAGCGGCTTCTTGCGCGGCATTCGCTGAACCCTAGATCCTGCTGGCAACCGCCGCGCGCGCGAGGTCGCGGGCGATCGCGGCGGTGGCTGCTCGAAGATCCTGCGCGTAGATCGCGAGAACATCGTCCATCCACGCCGAGCTATTGAAGAACGAGTCGGCGAGCTTGTCCGCAAGATCGTCGCAGGCTTTCGCGAACGCGAGCTGATCGGCCAGCGGCCATTCCGCGGCAGCCGGCGGCACCAGCGAAGTGGTTGCCAGCAGCGCGGCGGTCGACGCGAGGAATCGGCGGCGGGTCAGCATCATTTCCCCGCCAGCACCGCGACAGCGACGCGCCCGGGCACGCCGCGGACCTTGCCGCGGATCACGACGGCGTTCTCCCAATTCGAGACCTGCTGGCTCGTGTACTTGGTGCTGAGGCGTTCGTTGAGCCACGCCGCAGCTTCCATCTGCGTGAAGTTCTTGGCTTGGCGCCAGGCGCGGAGCTCGGCGCCGGTCATCGTGCTCTTGACGCCGGTCAGCGGGCCCGGCGCCGGCGGGGCCATTTCCTCGAGGCGGCGGCGCGCGTCGCGCCGGGAGAGGGTGTCATTCATCGGCGCGCAGCATAGACGGATAGATAACTTAGTTCAATTAAAGAGGGCCCATCCAAGCGCCGCGCGCGCGAATCGTATCGTCGTCGATATTGGAGAGGACACGAACGCGGCCTTGCAGCTCGTCGATTCGATCATAGGACGGGATATCGAAAATCCAGTCGATATCCTCGTGCATGCCGTGGCTCTCAAGATGCGCGCGAAGGATCTTGAGACCATCGCGTGGCGGCTCGTCGATCGGGAAGAACCACAGTTTCGGCATTAGAGCTCCAGAAGAGGCGGCCGGCGTCGACCGTCGCCGACGCCGGCCTTTGCTCGCTCCTACCGGAAGGGGTCAACCAAACGGCCGGCGCGTGCCGGCCGATCATAGACAAAAAGCGCCCGCCAGGCCCCGGGGGTGGGGGAGGGCCTGGCGAGCGTCGCGTCCGCTCCGGGGTCAGGAGGCGGCGGCGATGGTGACCGGATAGAGGCGACCCTTGATCGCAAAGTGGATCGTCTTCCGCTTGGGCGCGGATGCGCGGCGGCGGCGCGGCTTCACTTCGGGCGTCGGGAAAGCCGGCGCGGCGATCGGGCAGGGGACGACGGGCCGGACCTTCGGAGCCGGCAGGGGAAGCACGGCGCCGAACGGAATCGGGCGCGGCTTGAGCGGGGGCGTTGGCGTCACGGTCATGAACTCCGGATCAAGGTGGATCACACCGTCATGCTCGGCATGGCCGGCGATCACCTGAGGGATGTAGGTGGGCTCAAGGCGGCGACCGTCGGCCGACCACCTGTAAGGCGTGCCCGGTGGAATGCTCGCGATGGCGCAGATACGGCGACCTCGGGCGAAGTCGAGCGGCTTTCCGGCCAGAGACCAGAACGACATCCGCAAGACCTCGCCCGACTCCATCGTGGCGATGTAAGTGGGGCAGGGCCAAAGGCCCCGCCCCTTGCGTGCGCGGCGCGCCATAGCTACGCCGCGGCCACCGCCGGCATCACGCCCTTGCGGACGTTGAACCGGTAGTGCGAGCCGTCCGTCTGGACCTTGAAGCGCGCCATGTAGTTGGCGAGCACGGGATCGGATTCCGCGGCCTTGGTCATCGCCGCCGTATCCAGGCGCTCCGGATGGACCTCGACCCACTTCGCGCGGAACAACTTGCCTTCGGCCTCCGTCACGCCGCGCTCGGCGAGCGTCGTCTTGATTCCGGCAAGCTCGGACTCGGCGCCGGCCATGGTCGCGCGGAGCGTGCCGGCCCGGTCGATCAGATCCTCCGTCGTCGGTTGGTTGTGCGTGCGGCCGGGCCGCTTCGTCGTGGTGGTGCTCATAGGTTGACCCCTTCGGTTGATGATCCGCCGGCCGTCGCCGGCAGTCGGGCAGGACGCCCGGGAGAACCGAGGCGCAGGGCCTCGGCTCTCGCCTGGCGTCACGCCGCGGCCTTGGTCGCGCTCGCGTCGTTGAAGGCTCGGATGTAGTCGGCCGCCGCCGCCGCCTTGCTCGCCGCCGTGAAGATCGCCCGCTTGTCGTTGCGGAGAGCCTTGAGCCAAGAGGCGATGTACTGCGCATGGTCGGGGCGCGGCTCGCGGGAGATTCCGACGGCTCCGCAGAGGAACGCCGCGCAAAGCTCGGCGACCAGTTCCTCCGCCGCGTAAGCCTCGGACCCGAACCGGTTGGCGAGATCACGCGCGAGGCGCTTCTCGTTGCCGGACCAGTGTCCAAGCTCATGGAAGGCGACGGCGTAATAGCCATCGGCCGAACGGAAGGCGGCGCGCGGCGGCATCTGCACCGCGTCACGACCGGGCGAGTAGAAAGCTCGCGAGCCGCCATGCCGGATGGTGGCGCCCGTCGCTTCGATCAGGGCCTCCGCCGCCGCGTGGCGCTCGAATTCCGTGACCGGAGCCGGCACGGCCTTCGACGTGTAGCCGTCCACCTGCGCCGCATTGAAGACGAAAGCGGCGCGCGCGATCAGTCCGCGACGGCCGCCCGTCTCGCCGTCCTCGCTATCGCTCGAGTCCGCGTCGTCGCCGCGCCACGTCACCGGCTTAAAGAACACCGTCATGGTGCCCTTCTCGCCCTTGCGCACCTGGCACCCGCGCGACTGCCACTGCCGATACGTGGCCCATTCGCCGGTCGGGTAACCGGCGGCGGCCTGCGCAAGCCAGAGGGCGAGCACGTTGACGCCGCGGTAGCCGTAACCACCGACGGCATTGGTCGGCATGGAGTCGCCGCCGCAGAGGCGCGAATTCCAAGGCATTTCGCAACGGCCGCCGGAAAGCCCGGCCTCGATTGCCGCAATCACCTTATCCGTTATCGACTGATAGACGTCCATCTTGTGACCCCTTCGTTGAGCGCCCGTCGGCGCCTTCGATAGATACAGTAAGTTATCTATTGACGGCCGTCAAGAGATAAACTAAGTTATCTCTCGTTAGGCCGGAATGAGCCGGCCGGGGAAGGGGTCAAACGATGGCGATATCCGCAAAAGCGAAGGCCGATCTTGTGAAGGTCGCCGTTCCTGCTTGGCCGCGTCGCGACGACGGCCAGACCAAGAGCACTGCCGAATTGACCGCGGAAGAGGCGCGCGCCCAACGCGCCTTTGCCTGCGACCTGCTCAGGGAGTGGTTGCCAGATGCCGGCGAACTCGCCCGCGCCGAGGCGCAGATCCGCGCGACCGCGCCGACGACGCTCTACGCCGCGGACGGTCGATGCCACAACGCGGAGCCGGGGACCTTCGGCCACGAGTGCGGCAAGCCGGCGAAGTGGCTCGGCGGCAAGCCGTCGCTCGACAAGCCCGGCGGCATCTTCTGGAGCGGCTATTGCGACGACTGCATGGGCAACGGTAGCGAGGCGCGGACGGCGAAGTTCTGGGCGTTGGCGGTTCCGTTGGAGGTTCGATAGATGCCCCGCACCATCACACCGGCGACGCCCGGCCAGGCGCTCTTGGTCGACGAGGCCCTGGACCTTCTGCGCGACGCTCGCGACAAGCTCCTCGAAGCGCAAGCGCCGCGATCGGCGGTCTATGTCCGCCGCGCGATCAAATCGGCCGAAGGTGCCAAGCGTCATGTCGGCCACCGATGCCGACGCGCGCACCATCCCTTGACCGATGAACACTCGGAGCGTAGTAGATGTGCATCCTGAAAAACTGCGTCGAGAAGCCGCCGACCGGTCACCCGGTCGAGGCGGTCAAACTCGTGGGCATCACGCGCGAAGCCGCATCAGAGCTCGAAAAGCTCGCCGATCCGGCCGAGATCGCCGTGGCCGCCCTCATCGGCGCGATCAAGGGAACATCGTGTCTCATCACCGGGGCGATTCGCCTGCCGAATGAGGCCGACACCATTTACCCGGCCAAGGGCCGGCAGCGCGCATGGTCCGTCGACTGGCACGCGATCGAGCACCTCGAGGTAGAGGCCGAGCGCGTCGCGCCGAATACGACCGTCCTCGGGATCTTGCACACGCATCGGCACGGGAAGAGCCTGCCCTCGGCGCTCGACTGGCGCCGGCCGCGGGCGCGAGACCTTGCCGCGATCTACCATCCCGGCTCCGGGATACTTACGCTCTACATCCGCGGCACGACCAAGCGAAAAGGCCGTGTCGTCGCTCGCCTGGCGGCAACCAAGCCGGTCACCGGCTATGCCGCCGCCGTCGACCTCGAAAAGGCAGGGACGCTATGTCCGCTCACCACCCGGAGCCCGTGACCGAACTGCCGGCCTACTCGCTCGCGCCTGAGGCCGCCAAGCAACTCGCCGACCTTTACGACCCCTATCAGGAGTCGTGCGGGTTCCTCATTTCGCGCAAGCCGGGCGAAATCTCGGAGATTTGGGTTACGCCCAATGTCTTCGTGGAAAAGCCCGGCGGTCGCACTCGCTTCGACGCCTTCGCGATCGGCGCCGGGAACTGGCAGAGGGCTCGCGCCGATGCCGCGAAGTCCGGCGGCCTCGTCCTTGGTTCGATCCACACGCACCTCGACGAGGGCGTGGGCCCGTCGGTGTTCGATTTCCAGTACCTCACCACGCCGCTCAACGCGGTGTGGCACCTCGGGTCTGGAATTCTGACGCTCTTCACGCGGGAGCGCGCGTTCCAGGCTTTCACCGTCCGGCCCACGCGCTTGATGCAGGCTTGCGGGAATTTCTTGGTCCAGGCGGCCGATATGACCGGCTTCGATCTTTCTGCGCCGGAAATCGCCATCGACCTCGAAGACGACGACGACATGGTGCGCGTAGCTCGCGAGCTTCTGGCGTCGGCCGACGACCTCGCCGCCAATCCGGAGCGCCTGGCGCGCGCCGCGAAGGAAGTCGGCGCGGACCTGGAGGGCGCGGAACCGGAAGAGGCGGACCACAATATCTCGCCCGAGAACGTCGCCGAGCTTCGGGCCGCTCTTGAGCCCTACGGCGAGGAATAGGCTTGGATTAGCCAGGATTGGCTAATTCCGGCCAATCCAAGCCATTACCCCCGAGGATCGTATGGCGCCGAAGCGCAAGCCGCCGGCGCCGGCCGGTCTCCGCAACCGGATAGTCGGCCATGGCGCCGCCGATCCGAAGACGCTTACCGCGAACCCCCTGAATTTCCGCACGCACCCGGCCCACCAGATGGCCGTGCTCGACGCCGCGGTGTCGGAAATCGGATGGGTGCAGGAAGTCGTCGTGAACAAACGCACCGGCCGAATCCTGGACGGTCACGCGCGCGTGAAAATGGCGATCGCCAAGGGCGAAGGCCAGGTGCCCGTCACCTGGATCGACGTGGATCCGGCGGAAGAGGCGAAAATCATCGCCACCCTGGACCCGATCGCAGCGCTCGCCGAGCACGACCCGGAAATTCTTCGGCTCGCACTCGAGCAGGTGCACACGACATCGCCGGAAATCATGGGCTTGCTTGAAGGCCTGTCCCGCGACGCCGGCCTGGACGAAGCGCTCGCCCAAGCCGAGCACGTGCCGATGGAGCAGGAGTCGCCCGAAATTCAGGGCGCGTTCACGCTCCGCGGGCCCGAGACGATCCTCTCGGCATCGAACGTCGAGGGAATTCCGGACCTCTTGCCGGAGCACCTGGCGACGCCGGACGAGCTCAACCTCGACCGCCTTCGGACCTGGGCCGGAAATTCGGTCACGCCCGACGACGGAAATTCGTGGTTCCTGTACCAGTGGGGCTCCGACAGCCAAGTCGGCCTGCCCTATGACCGGACCGTCGTCGGCTTCTACGTGGACGACCACCGGTTCCACGGCTTTCGCCCGTTCCTGGGCGCGATGGATACCGGCGCCGAGCCTGAGAAATTCGTCGGCAAGATGCTGAACAAGGGCATCTTCTTCGCGCTCACGCCGAATTTCTCGATGCTCGCAGATCGGCCCCGGATCGAGCGTCGCACCGCTGTCCACGCTGCCCGCTGGGCCGGCCGGTACATGCAGGAAGCCGGAATTAAAATCGTTCCGGACATCAATTTCGCCGACCGCTCCGATTTTGAATTCTGTCTCCTCGGAATTCCGCCGGAGCCGCCGCTCGTCGCCGTCGAAATTCAGTCGTCATCGAAGGCCGAGGCCACCCAACGCCTGCTGGCCGATGGGCTGAAAATCATCGAGGACCGGCTCAAGCCGCAAGGCTGGCTGTTCTACGGCAGCGAGAAAGCTCGACCGATCGTCAAATCGTATGGGCTTTCGGCCCCGCACCACTTCGTCGTCAACCGCTCCCAGGTCGCCCGCGAGGGCCGCTTGAACAGGCAGCGCGAATCCGAGACGGGCGCTATCCGGTAGCTCCGCTCGTCCCCCGTCGGAAGTACCGAGCCGCCGTTCCACCTTCTCGGAGGTATAGCCGTGAAAAAGCTCCTGTTCGGAGCCGTGGCCGCGCTGATCGCGCTCGCCACGCCCGCGATGGCCCTTGCCGCAACTGCGGTTCAGGCCGTTGCCAACCCGGTGATCGCTCTCGCCGCTTCGGCGAACGAGACTGTCATCCAGCCGGTGGCGTCGTTCCTCGCTGTGACCCTCGGTATCGCCTCGCCCTACGCCTTCGTCGGCTTCGGCCGCGGTGGTGCCGGTGCGACCGGCGGCCGTTCCCGTCCCAACCGCGCGCAGCTCCGCACTGCCCGGCTCCTCCGAGCTGGTTCCCGTGCGACTGGTCGGTCGGTCAACAGGGATCGAGCTATCAGGCGAGGCGCGACTATCACCCGCGGCCGAAGGGTCGCGTAACCAATCGACCACGGGGCCCCACCCCCTGGTCGATAGCCTCAGGCGGCGGAGCTACGTGGAAGCCCTTCCATCGCTCCGCCGCCGAGGACCAATTCACGGATCGGCTACATGGCGAAGCAACGCCACGATTGGGAAGCGATCCGTAGGGATTACGTCGAGGGCATCCTCGATGCTCAGGGCCGGCGGATTTATCCCACCGCTGAGGATCTGGCCGAAAAACACGGGCCGCATGTCGTCTCCATCCGCCGCAGGGCAGCGAAGGGGACTTGGTTATCTGCCCGGACTGAGTTCGCTACGCGCGTAACCGAGGCAAGACAGGATGCCCGGGTCAAGGATCTGGCCGCTGAAAGCGCCGACTTCGATCTGAAAATGCTGGCGGTCGCCAAGGCCGCCATCGCCGTCGGCTCCAGGCTGCTGGCCGACATCGCCGGCACTCAGTCGCGTCGCGTCGCCGGCAAGGACGGCGAGGTGATGCCGCCTGAGAAGGGCCGCGCCAAGGATTACGCCGACGTGATGAACGGCCTCAGGAACGCGCAAGCCATCGGTCGCCTGGCGCTGGGCGACACGACCGAGAATGTGGGGATCAACGGGAATGGCGGTGGCGTTTCGGGCCTCCTCCGGGCGGCACAGGGCGACGAGGCTGGTGCGGCCGAAGCAGGGGGACGGGCCGAGCAAGGCTGACCTCGATGACTGGAAGAAGCTGCGCGGGATCTGGCGCAAGGATCCGGTCAGCTATTGCCGCCACCGGCTGGGGCTCAACCCGACCCATCAGCAAGCCGCGTTGCTGGAAGCGATCGAACCGCCAGGCGCCAAGGTCACGGCGCGCGCCGGCCACGGCATAGGGAAGAGTTCAGCGACTGGTGGCGCCATCTGGTGGATGCTCGAGACGAGCGAGTATCCGAAAATCCCGTGCACTGCGCCGACGTCGGCGCAGTTGCAGCTTGTCTTGTGGGCTGAGCTCGCGAAGTGGCTGCGCAAGTCGGACGAGGCCTCGATGCGATGGGGCCTGCATCCGGCGTTCTGGCTGTCGAACCTCTTCGACTTCTCGGCGACCCGGATCACCGACAAGGGCGCGCCGGACGAGTGGTTCGCGGTCGCGCGCACCAGCCGGCGGGAGAATCCCGACGCGCTGCAAGGCTTCCACGCCTCTGACATCGTGATCTCCGCCGACGGCCGATCGGTCGTCAGCGAGGGTGACGGTGGCCAGATCATGTTCGTCGTCGAAGAGGCGTCGGGCGTGCCTGACGCTGTGTTCGAGGTCGCCGAGGGTGCGCTATCGAGCCACGGTGCGCGGCTGCTGATGATCGGCAATCCGACCAAGAACGAGGGCTATTTCGCCCGGTCGCACAAGCAGGACCGGTCGAGCTACACGCCGCTGCACTTCAAATGCAGCGACAGCCCGCTCGTCGACCCCGACTATCGAAAGCGCCTGGTCCGGAAATTCGGCGAGGGCTCGAACGTCGTCCGGGTGCGTGCCGATGGCGAGTTCCCGAAGCAGGACGACGACGTTCTGATTCCGCTGGAGCATGCCGAGGCGCCGCTCACGCGCGAGCTCAAGCCGGAAATGCTCCGGGGCCGGCGGCGGCTCGGCGCTGACGTTGCCCGCTTCGGTTCTGACCGGACGGTGATCCTGCTGCGCCATGGCGCCGCGGTGCTGCACATCGAGGTCCACGCCAAAGAGGACACGATGACCACCGCCGGCCGTATCTGGCGGGCAGCCTGGGAATTGAAGGTCGACGACGTGTGCGTGGACGAGGGAGGGCTCGGCGCCGGTGTCGTCGATCGACTGAACGAGCTCAAGCGGCAGCACAACGCCGACCCGCGCAATGTGCGGTGCACGTTCATCATCATCGGCGTCAACGCCTCGTCAGCCGCGCCCGATCGCAAGCCTGGCGAGGGCGTACCGGCGCAGGGCGCAAAGATGCGCGATTTCATGTGGCTGGCGACCGCCGAGTGGCTGAAGAACGAGGCCCCGGTCTTTCAGTCCAAGGACGTCGAGACCCGCGAGGATCTGGCCGGCGAGCTGTCGGTCGTCCGGTACGGCATCAACTCGAACGGCGAGCTGGTGGTCGAGACCAAGGACGAGATGAAGAAGCGCCTCGATGGCCGATCGCCGGACATCGCCGACAGCCTCGGTGTCACCTTCTACGAGCCTCCGCGGAAGGCCGCGGGGCAAATGCAAATCAAGGGGTTCTAATTGCCGGTCACCGAGCGCCATCCCTCATATGAGCTGTGGGCGGATCGGTGGTCGAAGTGTCGCGACTTCGTGGACGGCGAGGATGCGGTCAAGGCCGCGGGCGTCAAGTACCTGCCGATGCTCGATGGTTGGACCAGCCCGCAGTATGACGCCTACCGCTCGCGCGCGTCGTTCTTCGGCGCTGCCGGTCGCACGGTCTCCGGCCTGGTCGGGGCGGCGTTCCGCGTCGATCCTGCTGCTGACGTGCAGGAGAAGATGAAGGAATGGCTCGGCGACATCGACCTCGCCGGGACCGCGTTCTCGACGTTCTGCCAGACCCTCGTGTCGGAGGTGCTGACCACGGGCCGCTATGGCGTCCTGGTCGAGTTCTCCGAGGGTGTGCAGCGGCCGTACCTCGTCGGCTATCGGACGGGCGCGATCATCAACTGGTACGTCGAGCGCCGGAACGGTGTCGACGTGCTCATGCAGGTGGTCGTCTACGAGCCGCGCTTGCAGCGGAAGGCTGACGGATTCGGATTCGACGCGATCCCGCGCTATCGCGAGCTCGTCCTCCTCGGCGATCCGGGCGTCTACATCGTCCGGCTCTGGGAAAAGGACGAGGAGGCGTCAAAGACCGCGAACGAGGAAAAGTGGAAGGTCGTCGAGACGATCACCCCGAAGCAGCGGGGCGCGTCGCTCTCCTACATCCCGTTCCAGTTCTTCGGCCCGCGTGACCTTGGCGCTGACGTCGAGAAGCCGCCGGTGCTCGACCTCGTGAACGTGAACGAGAAGCACTACCAGAAGAGCGCGGATCTCGATCACGGGCTCCATTGGGTGGCGCTGCCGACGCCGTGGGTTGCGGGCCTGTCCGCGCCTGCCGACGGCACCGCGGCACCGGCCTTCCACATCGGCTCATCCGCCGCGTGGGCGCTGCCGGAAGGCGCTCAGGTCGGCATGCTCGAGGTAGCGGGCAATGGCTTCGGCGCGCTCGGCGAGCGGCTGGGCCAGCTCGAGGATCATATGGTGGTGCTCGGCGCCAAGCTGCTCGGCACCGATAAGCGCGGCGTCGAGGCGGCCGAGGCCGTCAAGATGCGCATGTCCGCCGACAACGCAACGCTCGCGGCGATAGTGGCGACGGGCAGCGCCGGCCTTACCAAGGTCATGACGTGGGCCCGGGATTGGGCCGGCATCAGCGGCGACGTGAAGATCGCCCTCAACGAACAGTTCTTCGACGAGTCCCTGGACTCCACCGAGATCGCCAGCGTGATCGCTGCATGGCAGCACGGCGCCATCGGGTGGGCCGAGCTCGTCAATGCGCTCAAGCGCGGCGGCCTCGTGGCGCCGGAGACCGATCCGGAGGAGCTGCGTGCACGCGCCGCAGCCGATCGGCCGGAGCCGGCCGCTGACGAGACCGGCGCCGGCGGGCGCCAGGCATCTGGAACCCGAAGCCAGCAGGCCAGTGAATGACCGTCATGCACCTCGCCAACCCGTACCAAGGTGATCTGGTCGGGCACATCCTCGATTGCCAGAAGTACGGCTTGCCGCTGGTCCAGCAGGACGTGCATGCCGACCGGCCTGGCGCCGTCGTCGTTGGCACCGCGCCGTCGATGATGGAAGAGGCGAGCATGCGGAAGGTCCGCAAGCTGGCTCGCAAGGGCTACGTGGTCTTCGCGATCAAGGCGGCCATCGAGATCCTGCCGAAGCACGGCATCCAGCCGGACTATTCGGTAAACATGGACCCGGGCGCCGAGGAAGTCGGGAAGACGCCGCTCGATCCAGCCGTCACGTACCTGCTCGCCGCGAGCTGTCATCCGGCACTGTTCCGCCACGTCGTCACCGGCGGATGCAAGACCGAGCTCTATGCGTCCGCCTGCGGCGTCGAGGCCGAGGAGGACATCTACCGTTGCGTCCACGGCATCACCGCGACGATGCAGGGCGGGTTCACGGTGACCAACCGGGCATTGGCGCTGGCGAAGTACATGGGTCTCCGCGAGGTCTGGATCGCCGGTGCGCAATTCGGCTGGCGTGAGAGCCAGAGCTATTACGCACCCGGTATCACCGCGACGCCGGGCAATAAGGGCCCGGAGTTCAGCGACGAGGGCCGGATCGATGGCCGGCCGTGGCATACGAAGCTCGACCTGATGGGCTCGGCGGTCACGATCGCTCGCCAGATCCGGGCGGACGGCTCGGTCAAGATCATCGGCGACAGCCTTGCGGGCTCACTCGCCAAGCACGACGACGCATTCCTCGATCGGGTGGTGACGAAAGTCTTCCCGAACGGAATGTCGCGCTCGCTCGAATCCAACTTCCACTGACACCGGGCGCTTGCGGCGCTCGGCCTCGCTGCCTGTGGCAGCACCGCACCGGCGGTTCCCGGCTCCATCCCTGAGGGATACATGGCGATCGATTTCAAGAACCTGTCCGGTGAGGACAAGACCGCATTCGACGCGCTGGTGGCCGCTGCCATCGAGGGCGCGATCAGCCCGCTCAAGACCAAGAACGCGGAGCTGCTGGACGAGAAGAAGAAAGAATCCGAGAAGCGTCGCGAGCTCGAAGGCAAGCTCGACGGTCTCGACATCGACAAGGCCAAGGAACTGCTGGCCGCGATGGAGGAGAACGAAGACCTCAAGCTCGTCAAAGAGGGCAAGCTCGACGAGGTGGTGCAGCGTCGCGTGAAGATCATCGTCGACGGCAAGGACAAGGAGATCAAGACGCTCCAGTCCAAGGTCGATGAGGCCGCGAAGGGCACGCAGACCTTTTCCCAGAAGTGGCGCAGCGAGCGCCTGACGAACACCGTCCACAAGCTCGCCGCCAAGTTCAAGGTGCGCGCCGAGGCCTACGACGACCTGGTGTCGCGTACCGGCAACGCCTTCGAGGTCGGCGACGACGGCGAGATCGTCCTCAAGAAGGGTGTGAACCTCCTCACCAAGGAGGCGAAGCCGCACACGCTGGAAAGCTGGATCGAGTCGTTGCCGGAGTCGGCGCCGCATTTCTTCGAGGGCTCGTCCGGTGGCGGCGCCCGTGGCGGCGAAGGCGGCGGCGGCAGCAAGAACACGATCGCCGCCGGCGACACCAAGGCCTTCGGCAAGAACCTGGAGAGCATCGCCAAGGGCGAGACGACTCTCCGCTAGACGCACTTCCCTGCCGGCTTCCCCGACCCGGCAGGGTCAACCCCGAAAACGAGCGCTGCCTGTGGCAGCACCCGCCGCGGCCCTGGGGGCTGGACGGTCAAAGACCCAACCATCCAGACCCATGAGGCTGAACAATGGCTGCTGATCTTACGAATATCATGGCGAAGATCCTCGCCCGCGGACTGCTGTCCCTGCGCGAGCTCGCGATGATGCCCCAGCTCTGCAACACCGATTACAGCGATGAGGCGGCCCAGAAGGGCGCGACCATCGACGTGCCGGTGGCGCCGACGCTGGTTGCCAACGACGTCACTCCGGCGCAGACCTACGGCTCCGCGCAGGATGCGACGCCCGGTCTTGTCCAGATCACGCTCGCGAACTGGAAGTCGGTCCCGTTCGACCTGTCGGACAAGCAGCTCGTCGAGATCGACGAGCGCCAGCACTTCCTTCCGCTGGCGACCTCGGCGGCGCTCCGCGCGCTCGCCAACAAGGTCGACAACTCGGTGCTCGCCACCTACACCGACGTCTACGGCTACGTCGGCACCGCCGGCACCACGCCGTTCTCGACGGTTTCGGATGCGACCGACGCCCGCGCAACGCTCAACGCGCAGCTCGCGCCGATGAACGACCGCCGGATGCTTCTGGACCCCTATGCCGAAGGCAAGGCGCTCCAGAACTCGATGCTGGCCGACCTTGAGAAGACCGGCGACCTCCTGCCGAAGATCGAGGGCCGCCTCGGTCGGAAGTACGGGTTCGACTGGTACATGAGCCAGAACATCGTGTCGCACGTCGCGGGTACCGCGGCTGCGCTCACCGGCTGGACGATCACCTCGACCACCGCGTCGGGCGCCTCGTCCATCGGCATGTCGGGCTCTTCGGCGACCGGCACGCTGGTCGTCGGCGACGTCTTCGCGATCGCGGGCCAGACCGGCACCTACACGGTGACCCGAGCCACCTCTCTCGCGTCGGGCGCGACCAATACGCAGGTGGGCATTAGCCCTCCGCTCCGTGCCACGGCGACCGCCGCGGCTGGCGTGTCGGTCAAGGCGTCGCACGTCGTCAACCTGGCGTTCCAGCGCGAGGCCTTCGCTCTGGCAATCCGCCCGCTGCGCTCCGAGACCGACCAGTTCGCGCTCGGCACGCAGATCATGTCGGCGTCGGATCCGGTCTCCGGCATCCCGCTCCGGCTCGAGGTCTCCCGCCAGTACAAGAAGGTCCGGTGGGAATTCGACATCCTCTGGGGCGCGAAGTGCGTGCGTCCGGAGCTCGCCACCCGCGTCGCTGGCTAAGCCTCGACGCTCAACCGATAGCCGCCCGGACCCGACCGGGCGGCTTTTTCATGGGACATCCCGAACATGCGCCCAGGCACCTATCGCCTTCCTACCGTCACGCTCGTTCATCGAACCAACGGCCGACGGGTCAAGATCAACGCGACCGACTACGCCCGCGACATCGCTGGGTACAAGGACTGGAAGCTCGTCAGCCAGGCCGGCGGCAACGCGCCTGACAAGGTGGTCGAATTCGAGCGTCAGCAGTCGGACGTCGAGAAGCAGCGCCAGGCCGATCCGACCAAGCTGGCCTATGGCGACCATCGGCGCTTGCAGGAGTCGCGCAGCAGCCAGACGAATATCGTCACCGAGCCGCCTCCTTCGGTTCCGGCCGCTGATGCTCCGCCGGTCGCGTCGCAGCAGCAGGGCAGGCGCGGTCGCGGCCGTCCGTCGAACGCCGAGAAGGCCGCTCAGGCTGCCGCGGCGCAGAGTGGCGAGCAGCCGCCCGCCGCGCCGAAGTCGCAGGACGTGTTCTGATGCGGGTTCTCTTTGCAAGCGCCCGCGACACCGGCGCCTATCAGATCCGCGCCAAGCAGATCGCGGCCACGCGGCCGGATGAATGGCGCGCCCAGACTTCGCTCGACGGGGCTGAGGACGCGGACCTCATCGTCATCGTGAAGTGGCTCGGCGGCGACTGGCCGATGAAGCTGCTCCAGCTTGGTAAGCCGATCGTGCTGGACCCGCTCGATTTCTGGTCCCAGCCGAACGACAGCCTGCTCTATGACGACGAGCTCGGCGCCGAAGTGCTGTTCCGCTGCTACGTCGAGCAGATGCCGACGCCGGCGGGCATCATTTTCGCCACCGAGGCGATGCAGGCCGCCTTGGGCCATGTCTTCCCGGTGCCGTCGGCGCACATCTACCACCACTATCGACCGGGCATCGCCAGGAACCCGATCCGGCCATTCGCTCGGACGATCGTCTACGAGGGCGAGCCGCGGTTCATCGGCGAGTGGGCCGCGCCGCTGACGCAGATTTGCAACGCCCGCGACATGAAGTTCCTCGTCAACCCGGCGGGCGGGCTCGCTGAGGGCGATATCGCCGTCGCCGTCCGTTCGCGCGCCTGGCGCGGCGGGTTGGAGACGAACTTCAAGAGCAACGTGAAGCTCGCCAACTGCTATGGCAGCGGCACGCCCTGCATCGTTTGGCCGGAGGCGGCCGTCCTCGAGACGTGTGTCCCCGAGGTCAGGCTGTTCCGCAACCTGCCGGCGCTCGCGGGGCACCTCGAAGACCTGATGGACCATGAGACCCGCAAGCGGACCTCCGAGGCGCTGCTCGCGGCGGCGGCGCCGTTCTCGGTCGACGCGATCGCCAAGCAATACGAGCTGTTCTTTGACGCCGTGATGGCGCCGAAGCAGGCCGCATGATCCGGCTCGACCTCGGCGCGGGGAACAAGCGCTTTGACGGCTGGCTGGCGATCGATGCCGTCCAGCGGGGCGACAAGCCGCTCGACGTGGTGACCGACCTCGCCAAGCTGCCGTTCCCGGACAACCACGCCGACGAGGCGCGGGCCATCCACGTCATCGAGCACTTCCACCGAGGTGACGTGCCGGCGGTGCTCCGCGAATGGATCCGAGTGCTCAAGCCGGGCGCCTCGCTCGCGCTCGAATGTCCGGACCTCAACCGGGCGATCTACTTCCTCCTGGCGGAGCCGGAGCGCCAGCAGCTCGGCTTGTGGGCGCTCTACGGCGACCCGCAATACCGCGAGGACGCGATGATTCACCGGTGGGCCTACACGCCGGCCGAGCTCGGGAACCTGATGCTCGCCGCTGGCCTCACCAAGGTCCGAGTCGAAAAGGCTCAGTTCCATGTCCCCATCCGGGACATGCGTCTCGTGGGGGAGAAGCCGTGACGAAGCCGCTCAACATCTTCATCGGGTACGACCACCGCCAGGTGATCGCCTACACGGTTCTCCAGCACTCGATCATCGAGGCCGCGAAGCAGCCGGTAGCGATCCGGCCACTGGTGCTGCCGACGCTGCCGATCAAGCGGCAGGGTCTGACGCCGTTCACCTACTCGCGGTTCCTGATTCCGCACCTGATGGACTTCGACGGCTGGGCGGCCTTCCTCGACCTCGACATGGCCGTGTTCGCCGACATCGGCGAGCTCTTCGCGTTGGCCGACGACTCGAAGGCCGTCATGGTGCACAAGCATCCCGAGCACCAGTTCGAGTGGGCGTCGGTAATGCTGTTCAACTGCCGGCACCCGGCGAACCGGATGCTCATTCCGGATTACGTCGCGCAGGTACCGAATCCTTTCCAGTTCCCGTGGCTCGGCGGGCCGGACAGCGCCCATATCGGCAACCTGCCGGCCGAGTGGAATTTCCTCGTCGGATACGACAACTGGCCGCGGGAGCGACTGGAGAAGGTCAAGCTCGCGCACTACACGCAGGGAATTCCGGTGCACCCGGAATGCCGCGATCTCCCGTTCGCTCAGGAATGGGGCGTGTTGTGCCGCCGTGCGATGAACACGCTCCCATGGGGCCAGCTCATGGGGAATTCCGTGCACGCGAAGCCGGTGCGCGACCGCCTCGCCGGAAAGCCGCTGAATGGCTCGGCGCCGGCGGCGGCGGACTAGTCCATGACGATCACCGTTGAGGACGGCACCGGCGTCGCGAACGCGGAGACCTACGCGGACGTGGCCTTCTGTGGTCAGTTCCATACCGATCGCGGGAATGCCTCGTGGGCGGCGGCGGCGTCCGACGCGGTGCGCGAAGCGGCGATCCGGCGCGGCATGGCCTACCTCGAGGGCGTCTATCGCGACCGCTGGAAAGGCTCCAAGCGGTGGCCGTACTCGACCAACGCCCTGGCCTGGCCGCGGGCCGGCGTCTTTGACTCCGAGGGGCTGCTCATCGTCGAGCACGAGGCTATCCCGGTCGCGCTCAAGCAGGCAGTCGCGGTCGCGGCGCTCCGTGAGCTCGACGAGCCGGGGTCGCTGGCGCCGGACGAGGATAGGGGCGGGGCCGTCCGCCAGATTCAGGCGGGCTCGGTCGGTATCACCTACGCGCCGAATGCTCCGGTCGGCGTCGTCCGGAAGGAAATCGGCCACCTGCTCTCGCTGCTGGTCGACAACGGCGGCTCGACGATCCCGCTGAGGCGCTCATGACGATCATATGCGCCTATCAGGATCCGGTCGCCAAACAGACCTGGATCGGCAGCGACAGTCGCGCGACCACGAGCGGCGGCTATCTCCTGCCGACGACCACGCGGAAGTGGCGAGTGGCGACGGGCAAGCGTTTTGCCGTCGGCGTGTCCGGATATGGCCGCACGGTCGATGTCCTCGCGGCCGCGACGGATGAGAAGCTGTTCAAATCGGAGTCGCCTCACAGTATAGCGAGCGCGATCCGGGAGTTGCTGCTCGCTGATGGCTATACGCCGGCCGATCAGGCTGGCCCGAAGGCGATCGATGACCGGTTCATCCTGGTCGTTGATGGTGCGGTCTACGACTGCGACGCCTCGTTCGCGTTGTCGCGGATCCCAGCGGGTCACCTCTGGGCGCGCGGCTCCGGGATGGATTTTGCCATCGGCGCCGCCAACGCCATGCGGCGGGTGGCCGACTTCCTTGCGCCGGTCGACGTGGTGCGCGCCGCCATCGCCGCCGCTTGCGATTGCGACACCGCCTGCGGCGGCGAACTCTTCGTCTCGAGCGTCTGATGCCCTCGCCGTTGCTCGGCTCCCTCGCGAAGACCGTCAACAAAGCGCTCGGGGCCACGCTGTTCGACCTGTCCTATCGCCAGCTCGCCACCTATCAGGTGCGTGCGTCCGCCGGCGCGGTGGCCGGCGCCAGCTCGATAGCGTTCACCAACCTGCCTTCAGGCCTTACCGGCGTCCTGGCCGGCGACACGTTCAAGATCGGCTCGACCGTGCACACGATCGCGGCCGACGTCCCCGCGGCCGCCGGCTCCATCAGCGGTATCGCCTTCGCGCCGAACCTGGCGCAGGCGGTCAACGCTGCATCTGTGATCGAGCTCAAGCGGACGGCCGCCGTAACCTGCAAGGGGTTCGACGAGCAGATCGACACCACGCGGCAGACCAGCAGCCACATTCAGCAAGGGGATTGGAAAATCATGATACTTGCGGAGAGCCTGTCGGTCACGCCGAAGATGGGCGATCAGGTGACGACCCGCGACGGTCGCGTGGTCACCGTAAAGAACGTCGGCAGCGACCCTGCCAAGGCCACCTGGACGCTCCAAGCGAGCTGACATGGCCTCGAAATTCGTCGGGGCCATCAAGACGTGGGGCGCCAAGGCGCTGGTGAACGTCGAGACGGTCGCCAAGGGCTCGGTTGCCGAGGTCAGCGACCGCGTGCTCGACCGAAGCCCGCGGTTGAGCGGCGCCTTCGTCGGCAACTGGCAAATCGGCGATCAGAGCTTTCCCTTCAACCCGGACGTCACGGACCTGGCCGGCGCCTTCACTAAGACGCTGATCCGGACGGACGTCATGCAGACGCCCCTTCGGCCGTTCTATCGGCTGCGGAACCCGGCGCCCTACGGCCTCGCGCTCGAGTACGGATCCTCGAAGCAGGCGCCCGAAGGCATGGTGCGGATTTCCGCGGTCGAGTGGCCGGCGATCGTCGAAGCCCAGGCCAAGGAGGTCCGCCGGTGAGCGTCGTTCGGATCTTCTCCGCTCTCAAGGATCGGCTCGACGCGCTGACGCCGCCGATCACGACCGTCTATCCGGGAATGACTCACGAGCCGGTGACTGGCTCGCCCTATCAGAAGGCGTTCCTTCTGCCGGCGCAGAGCCGGAATGCCGGCCTCGGCATCCAGGCAGCCACCTACGAGACCGGGCTTTTCCAGGTCTCTGCCTTCTATGGCGCCGACGAGGACGTGGCCGCGATGGAGCGGGCGGAGGTGATCCGCGACCACTTCGCTCGCGGCACGCCTGGCATCACCTTCGACGGGCTGACGGTGCGCATCCCGGTCAAGCCGTCGATCGGCCCATTGCTGGTCGACGACGGCTGGATCTCGGTCGCCGTCTCTGTCCGCTACTTCGCGCATGTGTTCCCCGGATAGCTGGGCTCTCCGGTCGTCGTAGTCGTCACCAGGCCCCCCGAACCCTGGAAACCCAGCGCCCACCGAGGGCGCGCAATCCCTATGGAGGGCCCTGTATATGACCGGCCAACTCGCCGCCCCGTCCCTCGTGGACATCGGCTACGTCGCTGAGACCGACTACGGCTCCACGCCGGCGGCGACGACCTTCAAGACGCTGCGCACCGTCAACTTCGGCGTCAACTTCTCCAAGGACACCTATGAGTCTGAGGAGCGCCGCAGCGACCGACAGACCTCCGACCTTCGGCACGGCTACCACCGCGTCGATGGCGATATCCGTACTGAGCTGTCGGTCCAGAGCTTCGACGACTTCTTGCAGGCCGTCATGGGCGGCACGTGGGCGTCGGGCATCACCACGGCCGTCTTCACCGCCGGCAGCACGCAGGCAGGTTCGAGTCGCATCACCATCGGTTCGGCCGACTTCCTGGCCGCGGGCCTCAAGGTCGGCGACGTGTTCGTGTTCCTGAACTCGGCGACCGGCCTGCACAACACCCGGCATGTCGCAGCCTCGGTCGGCACGACGACGATTCAGGTGGCGGGCTCGACGATGGCCACCTCCATCGGCGCGCTCACCTCCACCACCATCCAGGTGGTCGGTTCCAAGCTGTCGATCGGCAACACCTACCGTTCGTTCTCGATCGAACGGAAGATGACAGACGTCAACTGGTACCAGCTCTTCAAGGGCAACCGGATCAGCCGCCTGGCGCTGACGGTGCCGCCTTCGGGCCTGGTCTCGGTCACCTTCGGCGTCATGGGCCAGAGCCAGGCGCCATGGTCGAGCACTTCGGCCGCGTCGACCTATGCCAGCGCCACGACCACCAGCCCGCTCGCAGCGGTCGACGGCGAGCTCTACGAGGGCACCACCCGCCTTGGCACGGTCACCGGCTTCGAGCTGACGATCGACAACGGCATGGTCGGCCCGCAGACGGTCGGTCGGAACACGGTGCCAAACGTCCTGTGGGGCAAGAAGGCCAACATCAATGGCCGGATCACGGTGCTGTTCGACGATCCGACCATGCTGAACAAGTTCGTGAACGAGACCGAGAGCAGCCTCGATCTTCGCGTCGCGGACTCCAGCAACTTCGACTCCCAGGGCTTCATCCGCATCCGCCTCCCGCGCATCAAGTACACGGGCGGCGAAATCGATGACGGCCAGGAGGCGACGACGCCGATCACCATGCCGTTCCGGGCGCTCAAGCCGAATACGGCCGGTTACGACGCCTCGTCGATGGTGATTCAGCGCAGCAACTAACCGAGGTCTCAGTCGATCGCCGCAAGGCGGCCGGCTGTGACGAAGCGGAGGGCCTGGAGTTCGGGGCCGGGCCCTCCGCCGCTTCCCCGAAGCCCCCGACAACCCGAGAGTCGATATGGATCTGGAAAAGCTCGTCGGCGTGTACGACGACACGTCCGAAATGCAGGTGGTTCACCCTGTCTCGCTCGACCCGCTCAAGAATCCCGCCAGCGGCGAGCCGTTCCTCATCAAGTTCTACGGCCCGAACCACGCGACCAGCCGCAAGCTGCTCGAGGTGGAGATCAAGGCCGGCCAGAAGCGCGCCCGCCAGGGTCGCAACGCGCCGGTGCAGGGCCTCGACGAGATGGAGGAGAAAAGCGTCGACTATCTGATCGGTCGCATGGCCGGCTGGTCGGGGTACGACAAGCAGTTCTCGGCGAAAGAGGCGGCAACGATCCTCAAGAAGTTCAGTTGGCTGCGTGCGCAGTGCAACGAATTCCTCAAGGACGACGCCAATTTTTTGCCGATGCCGAAGCCGGCATCCTCGCCCACGGAAAGCACGAGTTCGAGCTAGACCGGATCGAGGGCCTGGGGACCATCCGCCAGGCATATGAACAGTACGAAAAGCAGCGTGGCCATCGTCATCCCAAGATGGATGGCCCGCCGCTGCCGGAAGGCTTCGAGTACATTTGGGACTGGTTCAAGGAACTCGACGCCGCGCGCGGTTCCAATGGGTTCGGGCCCGCGGCGCTCTCGTTCGTCGAGATCGATGCGTGGGCCAGGCTCACCTTGAGGCACCCGTCGCCCTGGGACGTGGCTGTGCTCAAGATCCTGGACGTCACCTACCTCAATGCCATGGCGAAGGCCGCGCCGAAGAAGCCGGCGGCATCAGGCTCATCGAGACCTAAAAAAGAAAAGGGATAGGCGGCCGTCACGCTAATAGATGATCGGATCGTCATCCGTATTTACGTGGTTCTCAAACTGAGCCTTAAAGTCGTTCAGGTACTCGGCGTAAAACCGGGCGACCTTCGTGTGCAGCCAGTAGCGCCGGGGACTTCCATCCTGCATCACGTACTCGATTCCGATGCCCGGCTTGTCGAGATAAAGCTTACCGACGGCGACCACGCGGCTTAGATCATGCTTCATGTCCCAATCGGCATCGCCGATCTCGGGCATCAGGGACAAGAGCGAAGCGTGATCGCTCTCCGAAAGCGGCGGGATGAGCTTCCGCTGATTGGCAAGTTTCAGGACTCTGTAGCTCGATAGCGCCGGTCCGCTAATAAGCAAAATCGTTTCCGTGGCGCCACCGTTGAGAGCGAACTTGACGAGACAACCGGGAAGCGGCGAGAGCGCGCCAGCGACTCGAACTGCGATTACGTGCCGATCGGTTGGAAGGTCACTAAGATACTTGAGGTTCAGCTTCGGCTTGGGCTTCGGTTTCATCACGTCTCCGCTTCGAGCTCGCCCGGGTCGAACCGGCCGCGCTGCTCCTCGTCACCATCCATCCAGAGGCACCAGACTGCGGGCTCCTGAGTCATGGCGTGGATGCCGGTCTCGTCGACCTGCATGCGGCGCCGGCTGGTCTTGTGGCGCACGACGTCGCCCTTCTTGAAGCGGGCGGGCTGCGGCTGGTCGGCGTTCAAACCTCTGGCTCCAGCTCGTCAGGCGCGTAGGCGGACTGCTGCCATCCATCGTCCAGCCACTTGCAATAGACGATTGGCTCCATGGATGGGTAACGATGCCCGAAGCCCTCAACGATCATCGATCGCCCGTTCGACTTGAGGCGGACGAAATCGCTCTTCTTGAAGGGAACCGGCGGCACGGCTGGCTAAAACTGGCTCTTAGGCACAGTGTTCGACGGCGTGTAGTGGACGGCCAGCTTGCAGGATCCAGACGCACCGGATGCCGAGTAATGCGTCGAGACCGTGATTTCGGCTCCGTCCTTAAATTTGAAGCTCGAATTTTTGATCGTCAGGAAGCTGGTCGCGGTGATGTTGTCGGCCTTGTCTGGCGGGCCATAGGTCTTTGCGATCCGTGACGCCAATGAGCCGTGTTGAGTCCCATGGCAATCGTCTTTTGCCACCTTAGCGCCGTTCGGTTGCTGCTCTAGATAGATGTTGCGGACCTTGCCGCCAACGCCCGTGAAAAAGACTTCGGCGGTGTATCTGGCGCCCTCGATCTCGGTTGGGTAGCTGACCGAGTTGTCCGGGGTAATCGTCCCTGCCGTTCCAGCAGCGGCTTTGGCCTGTTGTTGGGTCATCGAAAATTTGAACGGTCCCCAACCATCGAGCTTTGTGCGGTCCGCTGCCTGGGCGGCGCCAGCAACTAGCAAGGCTGCCGCAATCAGAATCGAGCGCATCGTCGTCTCCGGTCGCACTTGAAGGGGAACGGTGGATTTACGGGTTCGGGTTGAACTCGCCCGGCGGGCCCGATCGCGGGCCGGCTACGGTCGGCCGGAGAGCATCGACGATCGCGCCGCCGGCATAGAGGACGACGCCACCGAGCGCGCTGAAAAGGCCGACAAGGCGAACGCTCAGCGCGTTCAACATCAGCCCGAAGTTGTTCACGCTCGCGCCGGGCGCAGCCGTTGGCATCAGGAACGAGGCCAAGACGGCAAGTATGCCGAGCACGAGCAGCGTAACGCCCCAGCTCTTCATTCGCGAACCTCCATTCAACCCAGGCGAGCACGGCCCGACCCGGCTCGTCAACGCCCTCCCATGGGAATTGGTAAATGACCGCTGACGTCGCCGAACTCGGCCTCGTCGTTGATACCCGGCAGGTGCTGGGCGCGACTAAGGCCCTGGGCGATTTCGTGCGTGCGTCGGAGAAGGTCGATCAGGTGGTGGTCCGCGGCCAGGTTGCCCTCGAGCGGCTGGCCGCTGCGCAAGCTCGGACGGCCAAGGCGACGAATGATGCCGCCGCCGCGTCGAGCCGCAAGGCGAAGGCCGATTCCGACGCCGCCGCAGCCGGCGACCGCGCTGCGATCGCGGCGCTCAAGCTCGCGCAGGCGCAGGAGCGCGCGACCCGGGCCGCGAACCAGGGCGAGACGGCGTTCCAGCGGATGTTGCGCCAGGCCACAGCGGTCCAGAGCGCGATGGGCTCGGCCGGGCAATCGCTCGCGCAGTTCAGCGGCCTCCTCGGCCCGCTCGCGGGTCTCGTCGCGGGCGGCTTCTCCGCCGCGGCCATTGTCGGTTTCGTGAAGGCGGTCGCGGACGCTGGTTCGGCTGTCCAGTTGATGGTCGCGCGGATCGGGCTCCTCACCGGCCCGGGCGGCGCGGTCGCCACCTTCAACGCGCTGTTCAACGCTGCGCAGCGGACGGGCACCTCGCTCCAGTCGACCGTCGACACGTTCGCTCGCATCGGTTTCGCGGCAAAGGACATGGGGGCCACCACCAACCAAGTCGTGCGCCTCACCGAGACGGTGCAGAAGCTCGGCCGCGTCGGCGGCGCGACCGGTTCGGAACTCAGCGCCGGCATGCTCCAGCTCGGCCAAGCGCTCGCTTCGGGCCGTCTGAACGGTGACGAGCTTCGGTCGATCCTCGAAAACCTGCCGCTGGTGGCGCGCGCGATCGCCGAGAACCTGGGCGTCGGCGTCGGCCAGCTCCGCGCGATGGGTGCGGCCGGCGAGCTGACCAGCCAGAAGGTGTTCGACGCGCTCCTCGCCGCTTCGGCCAAGGCCGACGAGCAGTTCGCCAAGTTGCCGGTGACGATGGAGCAGGCGGCGCAGAAGGCCGCGAACGCCTGGACCTACTTCGCCAACGCGCTGAACGATGCGACGGGCTTCTCGAATGCCTTGGCGAAGGCTCTGGATGTGGTCGCCGACGCCGCGGTGCGCGCGGCCAAGCGGATCTCCGGCGACATCGACCAGGCGATGGCCGACGCGCTGGCGACCCTCACCCGGCTTGAGGCGGCCCGCGATCGAGCGAGCGGCCCCAGCGCATCTGGCGCGGCGCGGGAGAATTTGCCTCGGCTCAACGTGCAGATCGCCGAGCAAAAGGCGCTTCTCGAAATCATGGCGAAGGAGCGGCAAGAGGCCGCGCTGCTGGCGGCGCACTTCGCCGGGCTCGACGCGGTCATGGGCAAGAGCAGCGCCAGCGCGAAGGACATCAACGACGGCCTCAATCTGATGTTCGACAAGTTGAACCTGGTGCGGGCTGGCATCGATCCGGTCACGGGCGCGGTGCGCTTCCTCACCAAGGAACAGCTCATCCTTGAGACCGTCTCCAAGGCGGTCGCGGCGGCGATCGAGCAGGGCGGCGAGGCGATGGCGGTCTTCGGCGGCGACGCCGCGGCCGCGCTGGCGATGCTCAAGAAGCTCCGGGCCGAGCTCGACCCGGAGACGAAGAAGCAGATCGAGAACGACAAGCGGCTGGCAGAGCAGATCAAGAAGGATCTCATGCCGGCGACAGAGCAGTACGCCAAGGACGTGGCGGACCTCATTCGACTACGGAAGGCGAATCTCATCTCGGTCGCCGAGGAAGTCCGCGGCATCGAGAACCTGAACAACTGGCTGTACCAGAACGCGACGGCCTATGCCGCGGTGCGCCACGAGCAGGAGAAGAGCGCCAAGGCGGCGGTCGACCTCGAAACCGAGCTTGAGAACGCCCACAAGGACGACACGGAGGGCGATCTCAAGAAGCGCGCGGAGCTTTTGCGCCAGCTCCAGACGCCGATGGATAAGTACGTCGATGCAGTCCGCGAGCTGAATAGCATGCAGGCCAAGGGCCTGGTCGTTGGCGACGACTATTCCCGCACGCTGGAAAACATCAACCAGTGGCTCCAGGAGCAGGATCCGGCTTTTGCGAAGGCGAAGCAGGCGGCCGAAGACTATGCCCGCGAGCTCGAGCGCGTCGTCGGCCGGACGGCCGATCGCCTCGTCGACTTCGGCGCCGACAACCTGTTCGACGCCATGACGGGCAAGAGCAAGAACTTCTGGGAAGAGTTCGAGGAGCTCGGCAAGCGGGCTATCGCGCAGATCGCCGCCGAGGCGCTGATCCGTCCGTTGGTGGTGCCGGTCATCCAGAGCGTGGTGTCCGGTGCGCCGGGCCTTTTCGGCGTTCAGGGCCAGCAGGGCAGCGGTTTCAATCCGCTCGGCATGTTCCAGACCGCCGGCCAGGTGAAGGATGGCGTCAGCTTCATGCAGAACCCGCTTGGGTCTCTGTCGAACCTGTTCAGCCCCGACAACTTCATCGCGAACGCCTTCCCGTCGCTGTTCGGTTCGGGCATCAGCGCTGGCGGCGCGCTCGCCTCCACGCTCACGGGGCCCGGCGGCATGATGCTCGGCGGTGGCGTCCAGAGCGCCGCGATGATGGGCGCGGGTCCGCTCGCAGGCCTGGCGCCCTTCCTGCCGGTGCTGGCGATCGCGCTGCCGCTCCTCATGTCGTTCTTCATGGGCGGCAAGAAGTCGGTCGGCCCGAATGCCAACGCCATCATCAACTTCGAGCGCGATGCCAACGGTAGGCTGACGAACCCGGGCGGCCTCGCGATCGGCGGTCTCGGCGCCGACAACGGCGGCGACAAGAACTACGCGCGGGAAATGGCGAAGGCCGCCACCGAAGGCTTCAATCAGATCATCGATCGCCTCGGTGCCTCCGTTACGTCCGTTCCCGGCGCCGGTCTCTCGAACCAGCTTGAGCTCGGCTACTTCGCCGAGGGCGAGAAGTATTTCAGCATCGTCGGTGGCGATAAGCAGGAATTCGGCTCGGCCGACGAGGCGGTGGCCGACTTCGTGAAGCGCACGCTCCAGCAGGCGGAAATCTCCGGGATCTCCGACGACGTGCGGCTGGCGCTGTCCAACACTGTCGCGTCTTCGATGGAAGACCTCGGCAAGGACATCGACTTTGCGGCTAACTTCCGCCGCTCGGTCGACCTGGCCGCCGCCGGTCCGGGCACGCGCCAGGCGCAGGAGCTCCAGTTCCGGTACGCCGCGCAGGACAACGCGATCCAGCAGCGCCTCGCCATGCGCGACTACCTCGCTGACGCCAAGCGGCTGTTCGGCGAGGACTCGCAGCAGTACGCGGACGCTCGATCGACCACGCGGAATCAGGCCTTGGCGATGATCGGCCTCGGGCCGGACACCGACGGCGCCAACAAGCCGCTGGAAGGCATGGCCGCCGAAGTCGTCCGGATCACCGAGCAGTTCAGCGCGCTCAAGCAGGTCCTTATCGATACCGGCCTCTCGGCTGATGAGGCCCAGACCAAGATCGATGAGGGGATCAAGAAGACCTTCCAGAAGATCGCGACAGACCAGGAAAAGGCCGTAACCGAGGCGATCCTGGCCGCTGAAGGGCCGGGCGCTGCGGCCGCCCGCGGTCTCATGGAAGGCCAGAAGAAGCGCCGGAATGATTACCTCGCGGCGCACACGGCCGCCGGCGAGACGACTATCGATACGTCCAACCTCGACAAGTTGGACCGCCTCGAGGCCGGCCAGGCACTCATCGGCATGACGACGGCCCAGCTCAACGCGGTCGCGGCCGAAATGGAGCGCATCGGCGACGCCTCACCGGGCATGGAGAGCGCGCTCCAGCAGGCCTACAAGTTCGCAACGCTGGCCGAGGGCGCGGGCAAGCTCCAGATGGACCTCGCGAAGTGGTCCTACGAGGACGCCACGCTCACGCAGGCGGCGGCCGACGCGAAGCAGGACTATATCTCCGCGCTCCAGTCGGAGATCCAGGTCCAGCAGCAGCTTGCGGACGGCTTCACGCGCCTGGCCGAGAAGATGAAGGAGACCCGCCTCGGGCTCCTGATCGACTCGAACCTGTCGCCGCTGTCGCCGGTCGACCGCCTCGCCGAGGCGCGCCGCCAGTTCAACGACATCGCGACCAAGGCGCAGGCCGGGGACATGGCGGCGGGCGAGAACCTGCCGGAGATCGCGCGTTCCTTCCTGGAAGCCTCGAAGGCCTACAACGCGGGCACGGTCGACTACTTCAATGACTTCCAGACCGTGCAGACGGTATTGCGGAACACTGAAACGGTCGCGGAGCGCCAGGCCCGGACGGCAAACGAACAGCTTGTGGTGCTTCGCCAGCAGCTCGCCGAGGTACAGGGCCAGTCCGACGACATTCAGACGATCGCCGAGGCCGCCGAGGCGTGGCGAACGGCGAACCAGAACGTCGCCGGCCGCAACGACAATCGCCCGGCCGAGCAGAAGGCCGCTTTCGACACGCTGGCGACGAACTTCCAGAACGCCTATGCCGGCGCGGCGAGCGATAACGAGCGCAGTCAAGTCTATGCGGCTGCCGCCTCGCAGCGCGACGCGCTCTTGGGCGCGATTACCGACATCGCGACGCTCCAGGCGATCGGCCAGCAGTATTACGCCGGCAATTCGACCGACTCGGGAGCGATCTTCCTGCGGTCCCGGCTCTACAGCCTCGGTGTGGTGCCCGCCTTCGAGTTCGGCGGCGACCACATGGGCGGTCTGCGCCTCGTCGGCGAGCGCGGCCCGGAAATCGAGGCGACTGGCCCGGCCCGGTACTGGTCGAGTGAGCAGGCGGTCGCGATGCTCTCCCGCGCAGGCTCCGCGTCGAACGACAACTCGGCGATGTTGGCCGGCGTCACGGCGCTATCTCTGCACATGCTCCAGCACATCGCCGTCTCCCGCGAGGGCTTCCAGCAGGTGATCGCGCGGCTGGATCGCCTCATCGAGATCGGCGAGGCGTCGGAGGCGAACGACCGGCTGATGGCCGAACGCGACGCGGCCTAAGCCATGAAGGCCGACTACATCTACCTCGCCGAGGTGACGGCGAAGGTGGATGCCTCGACCACCACCGTTCTCCGGTTCTGCACCGGCACGGGATACCGGACCAAGCCGAGCGAGACGCCGGCCTCGGTTCGATATCAGGCCCGGATCGTTCAGCCGGCGCTTATGCGCAGGGACGCCTTCGACGCGGCGACCACCTTCGGCTCGAGTAAGGTCGGCTACGGCGAGCTGGTGCTCAACAACGCCGACGGCGTGCTCGACCCGCTCATCGATTACGGATTCGACGGCCAGGAGGTCGTCATCCGTATCGGCCGGAGCAATGCCGCTTTCCCGTCGGGCTTCACCACGATCCTGGTGGGCACGATGGAACAGCCGGAGTTCGACCGACGCCGGGTGTCCATCAAGATCCGGGACCGCCAGGCAGAGCTCGACCGCGCACTCATGCCGGCCCGGTTCCTGGGGACGAACAGCGGAGCCACCGGCATCGAGGGCTTGGCCGACGACCTTCGCGGCTCGACGCCGCCGGCCCTGTGGGGCTCGGTCGAGAACGTGACTCCGGTTCTGCTTAACGCCTCTAAGAAAATCTTCGGCCTCAACTTTGTCGGGGCGCTGAGCCGGTCATCGGTGGTGATCGGTACCGGCAATAAGACGTTCGTTCTCGACCGCGACGTGCCGTTTGTCGCCGGAAAGTACGCCCGTGCTGCCTTCGACCAGTCCAACTACGTCGTGGGGACAGTCGACTCCTATACCGCTGCGACCAAGACGCTGGTCCTCAACGCGGTGACCGCGGTGGGCACGGGCACCAAGACCACCTGGGAAGTGCTCGGCACCAAAGCGGTGGCGGCAATCACCCCCGTCAAAGATCGGGGCTCGAACCTGACTGCCTCGGGCACCGATCGCGCCGACCTCTCAGCCTTGCAGGGGGCGACGATCTCGGCCGGCGAGTACGACACCTGCCTCGCCGAGGGCCTGCTCCGGCTCGGCGGGACGAACTTCTACGCCCTTACCGCCAACGTGCTGGAAGGCGCGAACGCGGCGGCCCGGACTGCCGCGCAGATCGGCAAGAAGATCCTCACGGAGAACGGCGCCATTCCGACGGCCGACCTCTCCTCTGCCGATGTGACGGCGCTGGACTCGGCCAATTCGGCGGTGATCGGTCTCTCGCTCGGCAACGGGGAGAGCTGCAAGGACGCGTTGGACCTGGCTATCGGCTCGGTCGGCGCCTATTGGGGGCCGGACAGCACGGGCGTCTTCCGGCTGGCACGCCTCGAGCTGCCTTCCGGGACGCCGGTGGCGAAGTTCATCGACAAGCAGATCGTCAGCATCCAGCGGCTTCCGAACAACGATCCGGGCCGCGGCGTCCCGCCTTATCGCGTCAACGTCAATTACCGCTTTAATCACACGGTTCTCGACCCGCTTTCGCTGCTGAACACCGCGGCTGACGCCTTCGCGGCCTTCGCCGGCGCCGAGTATCGGACGGAGACAGCATCCGATCCGGCGGTGCTGGACATCCACACCTCGCAAGTCGAGCTCACGTTCAACACGAGGCTGACGGACGCCACCGATGCGGCGACCGAGGCCGCACGCCTGCTGACGCTGCACAAGACGCGGCGAGATCGCTTCAACATCCGGGTCGGCATGAACCCGGACGTCGCCGCCGCCATCCAGATCGGTAGCGTCGTTCAAATCAAGATGGATCGGTTCGGGCTCGGCAGCGGGAAGCTGTTTCGGGTGCTCGGTCTACAAATCGACCTTCGGACCGGCCTCGTCGACATGACCATTTGGGGGTGATCGAGCGTGAGTAACTGCGTCTTCTGCTTCCCGTTCCACAACGACGACAGCGAAGACGTAGCGACGCCTGCCTATACCGGCGGTGATTGGGTCGAGAATTCCGACTACTCGCTCGACAACTTGAAAGACGAGCACCTTTTCAACGTCGCCCGCTCCGCCAGCGTCGACCTGGCCGACACTCAGTTCGACGTCGACCTCGGGCTCATCCGCTCGATCCTGGTCCTGTCGCTCCTACCCGGCGTCGTCGGCCGATCGCTGCCTGGCCAGAACGGCACGTGGAGCCGGAGCACGCGGGTTCGCGCGAGCTGGTCGGACACACCGGGCGACTTTTCGGATCCGGCCAAGACCACCGGATGGACCGACGTCTACAAGGTGGTCTATGCGGCCGGCACGCTGCCGGTGGGTCACCCGTCGTTCATGGACGGGAAGCTCGGCGACGAGGATGCCCGCGGCTATCGCATCCCATGGATTCACGTTTTCGACGAGCCGGTCATCGCGCGCTACTGGCGCTTCGAGATCGACGACCAGTTGAACGCCTCGGGTTATCTCGATATCGCGCGCCTCATCATGGCGCCCGGTTGGCAGCCGACTTTCAACCTGTCGAATGGTGCGCGCCTCGGCTTCGACACAAACACCACGTTCGAGCAGACGATCGGCGGGCCGAGCATCCCGGACGTCGGCGCCGTGTGGCGCGAGCTCGTCGGCGAGATCCAGTTTCTTCCGGAAGACGAGGCGTTCTCGTGGCCCTTCGAGATGCTGCGCAACCTCGGCACCGCCGGGCAGCTCTTCTTCATCTTCAAGCCAGAGGACGTCGCGCACATGCACCGGCGCTCCTTCCTATGCACGCTGCGCCGCCTGACGCCTCTCGAATTTTCCCCGGTGGTCGACACCAACTCCTGGCCCGTTGAACTCAAGGAGCGCCTTTAATGCCGACTGTGGTTCTCAACGGCCGGAGCTATGACCTCGCCACGCTGATCGCAAATGCGGGCTACGGCTACGTCGCCAAGGACGATCGCGGATACAACCTTTGGCCGGACGCGATCTTCTTCGACATGCTGGCTGAGCTCTCCTACGTGAAGGCGGCCGGCGCTACCTCGGCATCGAACATCACCATCGGGGCCGGCGCCAAGAGCCTGACGTTGGACGCGGCGGCGACGCTGCCGGCCGGCCTCTACATGATCTACAAGGCCTCGGAGGCAGCCAACCCGGTCAATTACTTCTTCGGCCTCCTCGAGGCGGGGATCGATGCCTCGACCGCTTTCGACGTGACGGTGCCGGCGGGCAGCTACGGCGGCTCGGGTTCCCATACTGGTTGGATCATCGCGCCGGTACAGGGCCGCCGCGACCCGCAACGGAATGTCAGCGGGAACGACAACCACGCGATCACCGATCATCGGGCGACGATCCGCTACACCGGCTCCGGCAATCACACGCAGACGCTCCTTTCGGCTACGACCGCGGGCGTCGGCTTCACCAGCACCTTCAAGAACGTCGGCACAACGGTCTGGACGGTCGGCACGACCATCAAGCTCGCGCCTGGCGAGGCCGTGACCTTGGTCTCGAACGGTACCACCTGGGAGTCGAATGCGGGCGTTGGCTATGGAGCGGCGCTGAGAGTCTGGCCGGCGATCATCACCGGGGATTTCACGGTCTACCCGGGCTTCATCTACCGGGTGAACACGACATCCCAGGTGATTACTGGCTCAGTCGCAGCCGACGCCCCCGAAGGGGCCATGTTCGGAATTCAAGATTATGCCGGCACCTTCGGCGACAACACGTGCACGGTCGATGCCGATAGCGTGGCCGGCGACACCATCGGCGATACCGCCGATCCCGAGTTCGATTTCGACGTCGACAATCGCGGGGCGGTCTTCATCCGCGACGCCGCTAACGATCATTGGGGGATCGCATGGGCAGCATGAGCAATCGTCTCGCCGCTTCCGGCGGCGGGGTCAAAGTCGGCGATATCCGCCTCAACGCCGCGAATCTCAACTCTATTGAGTCCGGCAAGTGGGCGAAATCCGACGGTTCGCTGGTCGCGACGGGACTATATCCGGAACTCGAGGCGGTACTGGCGACTTCGCCTAATCCGCTCTCGAACGAAGCGTGGGATGAAGGCGGTTCGACTGCGGGCTCCGTCGCTTATGGCGCGGGCACCATCACGACGACCGGCTCCGCCTTCGTCATGTTCCGACCCTGGGTGACCGGCTCGCAGATCGCGATCTCAACGAACGGCAACACATGGTCCTTCGCGTCCGGACCCGGTGTTGTGGTCGGTGGCTATGCTCGCTTGATTGCCTTCATGTCCGGCCTCGCAACCCAGCGGCTAATTATCGTTAACACCACGGCGGCCACTACGGAGGCGCCATTCTGGCACGCGACCGCGCCCGGAGGCGCATGGACCGCAGGATGCGGCGGTCAGGCCAACGGACTGGCTGACGGAAGCGCGTTTACTCCCCAGACCCTGGCGGTCAACACGGCGGGAACGATCGCGATGTTCGGTGCTCAGGGCACCTCGGTCTCGACTGGCGGCACCGTCTGGAAGACGACCAACGGGACAGGATGGGCGCAGGTCGGCGGGTCCGGAACTTTTGGTGCCGAGCTTTATGCTATCGGCTTCGGCGGCGGCTGGTGGTGGGTCGCAGCCAGCACGGGCAAGTGGTATTCGACCGACGATGGCGGTAGCTGGGTTCAGTTCGACACCACGACGAGCCGCGTTCACACCGCGATCGTTTATATGACGAACATCAACGTCGTCGTTTTCACGAGCGTCAACGCGGCCACGCCAAACTTCAATGCGTACCAAAAGAACGGCACCGCGCTGACCGGCTATTCCTACGTCTACAACTTCCCTACGTTCGCCCTGGGCAACGGCCTGTATCTCACGTCGGAAGGCTACTTTTACACGGCAGTCCAAAATACCGGCTCGCAGTCGTTCTTCGGTTTCATCCGGACCAGCAATCTTCAGTCCTGGGAAGCGCTTCCCGTGGCCGCGACCGTTCGCTGCATGGCGTATCTGCCATCGGTGAAGGTCGGGCTCTCCGTCGGTGGTAGCCGGGATAACCGATATCGATTCCTCGCTCCGACGCCTGGCTATATCCGAATGCCCAACTTCGGACCCGACTCCTGGGTGAGGGTCGCAGCATGATCCCGAAACTCTATGTTCCTGTGAACACGCCGCCATTGGCGGATCTGGCCCCCTACCCAAATTCTGCCGGCTCGTACATTCGTGTCGGCGGTGAATGGGTGCCCGTCTCGACGGTGCCGATCGGTCTAGCGCGCTGGCACCAGCCGCTCACCCGTACCCAGGTCCGGCGCCTATTTGCGCAGGAGGAGCGCGTAGCTCTCGACAATGGCGTGACGACGCCTGCGCTCGAAGGGGGAGACATTCTTCTGCTCAAGACGTTGCAGAATGATTTGTCACAGGCGAATGAGATCCGCCTTGATGACCCGGAGTTCGTCGTGGGAATCTGGTGGGCCGTCTCGAAGAACTTCCTGACATCACAGCGCGCTGCCGAGGTGCTGGACGGGGAGACGCCGGAGTCGTGACATTCGATCCGCGCAGCGAAACTCGGAGCGTCCCGGCTCGCGACATCATCGCCGGCACCAGTCAAGGACACTCAGGGGCTTTCGGTGCTGTCGTCGCCTACCAGCATCTGAAGCGTCCCGTTCGGGCGGCGCGATCGAGCCGTCGCGAGCAAGTCGCTGGGCTCGTCAATAAAGCGGTCGCCGCCTATCTCCGCGCGGACTATGCGGCCGCCCGCGATCTCTGCCAGGACGCGATGATCCTGGATAAAGAGTTCCCCCAGGCGAACGAGGGTCTTGGCTGGGCACTCTGTCGCCTCGGCTTCTATCGCGAAGCCCTGGTCTTCATGCAGCGGGCCGAGAAGTTCGGCGGCAAGAAGGACACTCCGGACGCCCTTTCGATGCGCGCGGCCTGCTTTGCCAATCTCGGCGCCGTCGACAAGGCCATCCACCTGTCTCGAAAGGCGATCAAGAAGGCACCGCGCGATCCCATGCTGATCGCCCAGCTCGGCACGCACCTGATGATGGCCGGCGTGCTCGACGAAGCTGCCAGGGAGTTCCGGCGCGCGATCGCTCAAGCCGGCATGCAGGAGATGGCGCTGAACAACCTGGCGCTGATCGCCAAGGACCAAGCCAGCTATCGTTGGGCATCGACCCTGACGGCTCGCATCAACGCGATCACCGTGCCGCCGGCGGGCGTCGCGAAGAACGACGTCGGCTCGTACCTCTATTGGCCGCGGGTCGACATGAAGGCGTATGCGCACGCCCAGCGGCGTTGGGCGAAGCGATACGCCGTCGGCGGCTCTCTCAATGCGGGCACCGGCCGGAAGGCATCGGCAGCGAACGGCACTATCCGGGTCGCCCTAATCTCCAGCGATCTTCGCAATCACCCTGTTGGTCGAAACTTCCTCGGCATCTTCGAGGGGATGTCGAACGTCGAATGGCACGTCTTCTCGAACCATGCCGAAGGCGTCGAGGTCGACCCGGTCACGGCGCGCTACAAGCAGCATGCGCTGGCGTCAGGCGGTCGGTTCCTTCGCACCGACAACGCGCCGGACTCGCATCTGGCGCACGATATCTACCGCGCGAATTGCGACGCGGTGATCTATCTCGCCCTTCGCATGGATCAAAACCGCGGCCAGGTCGCGGCCTTTCGTGCGGCCCCGGTGCAAATCAGCTATCTCGACGTCGGCGCAGCCAATATCCCGGGGATCGACTACTCATTTCTTGCCGCCGACCTCTACCCGCGCACCGGAGGCGAGCCGGCCGACGAGCGCGTGATCAGGCTGCCGCGTTTTTACCAGCACATGGATCTTCCGCCGGTGCATGTGATGCCGCCGCCATGCCTGAACGGCAATCCATTCACCTTCGGTAGCTTCAATAATTCCGCCAAGGTGAACGACGAAGTTCTCGTCGTTTGGAGCCGCATCCTTGACGAAGTGCCGGGGTCTCGCCTGGTGCTCAAGTATAAGCGGAGCTACGCCTCGGCCGATGTTCAGCGCCGCGTCGCGGCCAGCCTGCCTGAGGGACGGGTGGTGTTCGAGCTCGGAAGCGACAGCATCGACGAGCATCTGGCGAGCTACGAAAAGATGGATTTGGCGCTCGATCCGTTCGCGTTCAACGGTTCGACGACGACGTTCGACGCTCTATGGATGGGCGTGCCTGTTGTGACGCTCGAAGGCGTTAACATCATGGGTCGCTACGGAAGGATGATCATGCGGCAAGTCGGCTTGCCGCAGTTTGTCCATACCTCGATCGACTCCTACGTCGAGCAAGCTGTTTTCTTGGCCCGCAATCCAATTCTGCTCGCGGCGATGCGCGCTTGTCTTCGGGAGTCGACGCAGCGAGCGCTTTGCCGGCCGACCGCTCGCTATTTCGAGCGCGCGCTCCGCGCCATCGTCAAGAAAGCGGCGGCAAGCCGCTCCTAGTCGTCTTCTCACATCAAGGGGGTTTGGATGCTGCGCTATCTTGGCGCGGCCGCGCTCGCGGCCGTCCTGGCGTTCGCGTTGCCGGCGATGGCTCATGGCGATGCCCAGTGGATCGCCGACGAGCCCAGGTTCTCCTACTGCTGCGGCATCGATGACTGTTCGCCGGCGCCGGATGAAGAGGTCCGCGAGATCCCCGGCGGGTGGTATCTGCCGTCGACCGGCCAGACCTTCATGGAGGGCAATCCAGACCTTCACGTGAGCCGCGATCACCGGCCTTGGTGGTGCAAGCCCAAGAGCTGGAATGGCTGGGTTAGGTGCCTCTTCGTCGCCGGGAGGTCGATCTGATGAGCGACCAGAACGGCAACGGCGACCGTCGGCGGAACGGTTGGACCAGCCACGTGCCTTTGGGGCTGGCGGTGATCGCGGCGGCGATTGCCTACGGCGCGATGCAGAATCGCGTCGATGGTCATGACAGGCAGTTCGTCGATCAGGGCGATCGCATCAAGACCATCGAGCAAACCTACGTGCGAGAGCGGGACCTCTCGGCGATCAGCGGGCCGCTGAATGACCGCCTTCGCCGGATCGAGTCTCAGCTCGACCAGCTCATCCAGCGCGGCATTCGGCCGGTGCAACCATGAGCCGCGAAGCCCTTATCTCGGAAATCATGCGGTCGGAAGGCTGGCCGAAGTTTACCGACGCGCCGCACGACCGCGGCGGCCCGACAAAAGGCGGTATCACCCTCCTGACGCTCTCTCGATTCTTCGGCCGACCGGCGACGTTGACCGAGCTCAAAGAGCTTCCGGAAGCGACCGCTCGTCTGATCTACGAACGCTTGTTCATCATCTGGCCGGGCTTCGAGCAGATTCTCGATGAACAATTGCGCCACTACGTCGTCGACATCGGGGTCACCAGCGGCACGACACGCGCGATCCGCTATCTCCAGCGCCAGGTCGGCGCCAAGGACGACGGCTATTTCGGCCCGGTTACTGCCATCGCGGTCAATGGCGCCGATCCGGTGAAGCTGCTGCACCGCCTTATCGCCTACCGGGCGACGAAGATGGCGGCCGACGTCCAAGACAACCCCGACCAGTTGAAGTGGATCGAGGGCTGGATCGCGCGCGCGGTCAAACCGCTGCTCGCGTAA